TTTTTATATATTTAGAATTTTTATATATTTAGAATTTTTATATATTTAGAATTTTTATATATTTAGAATTTTTATATTTTATTATATTTAGTTAATTTATAAGAGTAAATTTAGAAAATGGTCAAAAGAAGTAGACGTTCTAGTAGTAGACGAACAAAGAGACATTCGACGCGTAGTCGCAAACATCATCGCGCGCGCCATACGAGGAGACGTAGGGCTTAAATAGCGTGGATTATTAAATATAATTGATAATAAAAACATTAAAATCATATACACATACAGCGTTATGTATTTATGATTTATCAGCACTATATCCACCCTATATCCACCCTATTCGCGGATCTAATTTACTATTTATCTTTGCCCTCGCTACCCTTTTTAGGGTTACTTTTTCCCTTTAATATCACCGATGACGCGGGTTCTTCAGGCAAAGATAATTTGGCAAACATTGCATCCTCAGCACTAATTTTTCCTAGTTTTGATGCCGACGCTTTTGTCCCTGCTTTTGATTTCTCCAGTATTGATTGGAACGACGGCGATGACGATAACGACGATTTAGAACCAGATTCGGCGGCAACAGGTTTAAGTACCGCGGATTTCTTAACGACCAAAGGCGATGAAGATGCGGATTCTCCCATCGAAAACAGATTCGTCCCTTTTACCGATTTCTTTTTAGACGATTCAGCTGGTGGAGCCACAGATTTAAATAATTGCGATACAACAGTATTTGACGCCTCAGGAAGACCTTCTGATTCTAATGCTCGAAGTTGAGCCGCAGCACTTGGTCTATACTTAAGTGAAGATGCATCACCCTGGCCCTCGCCCATAGACTCGGCAAACTTCAGAGCCGTCATTTGCGCAGCCTTGGTATCTCTGCGATTCATTTTTTCTTCAAATACGTGAACTCCTGTAACACTTCTATATACATCTTCAACATCTACACTCGATATTTTCTTGAATATAAAGTACCGATTGTAGAACGATATTTGCTTCTCTTTTGCATTCATATATGGCGCAGAACCGTACCTATTTCTCAAAGACTGATCTTGCTGTATATCTGCCTCCATTCTCGAATACAGTTCGCTAAACATTCCTGTGCCATTAGGTAGCCCTAGTTTATTCGCTTCCTCGCGCTTAATTAATTGAAAACCATAACTATCCATAAGCTGTGTAAAATATGTGAAGTTTACCAGAAATTCCTTTATTGTTTTGTTGATAGAATCTTGATATACATTTATGGCATAACCGACCGAGCTAATATCGTCGTCAAATGTAGTTTGTGAGTAATCCTTGGTAACCTCCCATATTTTTGTCGTGTCTATATTGAGCGCAATCGAATTTCCTCGCGGTGTAGAACGCAGGGCATTAAACATCGACGCTCCATCATAACACGCGCCTATAAAATACCCATCTACCTTTGTACACTGACTTAAATTTTTGATAAAGTTATTTAATTTTTCAATGTTTTCGAAGAAGTAGTGTAAGGCGAACTGGCACGAAGATATATTAAACCCGTCGCTGGCTTTTCCATATTGACGATAAACGCCTTTACCTAATACGCCCTCATCTTTGGGTCCTTCATTGAATAGAGCACGAACAATCTGCTTTCCTTTTTCCGTGAAAACGGCATCTCCGGATTTTATATTCGCGCTACTGTCACCATTGACGAATAATGCATACGGCATAGACCGAAATTTTTTGCGATAATTCAGAAATCGAGAACAAGCTCCATCTACACGATTTTCAATATTGTCCTTCGATAAATCGACGCCAAATACGAAAGACAACTGCGCCTCAATCCATTTAGGAAAATCGCCCGCTTTACCTACAGCATAGTCGATAAGCGTATTCCCCTTGGCCGCCGTTTTGGTAATCAACATTTTTTTTACATATAAGTTATGAAAGTCGCGCATTGATCGCGTTTGACTATCGCCACTACTGCGGTTATAATAGACATCATCGTCTGCTAATTCGTCGGGTATATCTCGCCCGGTTGTTATCATTTCCTCGCTAATCGGGTTATGAATAGAATACCAATTATTATTTGCCACGTGATACGCATTTCCGTAATTCTTGACTCCCCTCTTATATTCTGCCGTCTTGTCGTATCTCACACGCTCGGCAATCCAGCGCCAATGTTTAGGTTTTGTAGCGTCATAACTAAATTCGACAATTGTTTCGTCGTCGAATATTTCTTCATTTTTAGTAAACATTTGAAGAACGCCATTTTCGTCTTCGCGTAGAGGGATATTACATATGCACGCCTCGGGATCATATGGGTTAGTGGGATAAAATGGCACAGGTTTATATCCGTCTTCGAGATCGACATCTCCCGCGCGGGGTATATTGTCTTCTATGATGGCAGCACAAGGATTCATATATCCGTGTTTTCGCTCGTCGTATCCTACACGCAAAATAATAGTTTTATATTGTTGTAGCTGGTCGCTTTTCATCGTATTTATCCCGCTTTCGAAAATATTGCCGACAAATTCTTGCAGGCCTTTATCTTTCTTGGTTGTAATTAGAAAATCAATCGTGTTTTGATTGAGTGGTTTCCATTTAAATGACATATCCCACGTTGTTTTGTGTAAAGGGCCGGCTACGCCGACTTTATTGCTTCCGACTCCTGTATGAATAGGCGTATAAATGAGCCCATCGACGTTATACTCGAATATGCCGGATTTTTGACCGCGAATGATTTGGCTACTGCAGGCGAATATATCTTTTTCGGGCGTAGCTACTTCGAATTTTTTGGAAGTGATTCTAATAGGTACAATTTCCCCGTTTATCACGGATTGCGCATTCATATATCGCATCGTCTGTTTTAATAATTCGATACGTGATTCCTGATTTCCCTTTCTTACACCGCGCAATGATTCACCAGCTTCTAACTCACTTTTGCGCTCTTGTTCGCGTCTACTTGCTGATGCACGCATTCTGCGGCGCTCTTCTGCTTCATCGGGGTCTTCTTCGAGTTCTTCCCGTATTCGCGCCACGTCTTGTTCCTCGACTAATAAGTTTATGAAAGTATTATGGCGTATGTCGCTACCATTTAAGAAGTAAATATCGAAAGCGGCAAATAAGTTGATGTAGTCGCCTCTTTTGTTGTGTATAATATGCTCACCATCAATAAGAGTGTTGTATATTTTTTCTTCTCTAGATACTGCGCCTGTAAATTCGAATTCCATATTTGTATTAATTAAATATATGCGCCCATTGGGGGCGATATACAACATTTTCCTCAATCCGTCTGCTTTGTCTGTTACACTATAGTGATTTCTTATATTGGGCGTAGTACAGTCTTCATTGATAGGTGCAATATTTAATATCTGAAGTGTGTATGATGAAGGCCCGACGAAGTGATTGGGGGCTAGCTTGATAGGTAGACTGGATGCAAGCATTTCTTCCATTTCGGCTTGTCGTGCTTTTGAACCAGAGCTTGAGGATTTTGATTTGGCCGCCGCCGCCGCCATCCTTTTCGCTTTTTCTTCGGGGTATAATAAATAATAATACTGCTGCTTTATTTTAAACAACTCTTCATATGATACAGGGAAATTTGTGCCCTGTAATCCCGCCAATACTAGCTTAATACCGGTTCGTAAGTAATCGGCTAAAATAACGCCACTCTTTACTCTTGTTCCGGCGCCGACTTTTGAATTATCTACCTCGATTTCTATCTCGTATTTAGGCTCGCATTCCGATACTTTTGCCGATTTGAAAGAATATTCGAGAATGGGGTGACCATCTTTGCGATGCGATTCTTTTACCACGGATAGATCAACCTGGAACGGATAATCATCGTGAACAAGAGTCGTGCGGTTAATATGGCGAAATATTTTTTTGTCGTTTTCCCAAGTCGAGATGATAGCTTGTGCCACGTCTGATGTCTGTGGGATGAGACTTTCCTTTTGATAACTAAGACGAAAATTGAAGTCGTCGAAGTCTACTGGGGGAATAATTTCGGAACCTTCTTTTGCTTTTGTTTTTTTGATAAATCTGAAATTGACGGCATCGATTTTGTCTGTTCTACAATAGGTTTGAATACTACTTAGACCATATATTTCGGCACGTATATATGATAGCTTTCTTTTACCTGTCGAGATATCTGTGAATTCGGATTGTATTTTAAGACAATATTCTTGTGATTTAATTATTTTGAATCCGGATGAAATAAGTTTTTTAATTACATTATCGAAATCGTCTTTGGTTATTTGTTTGATGCCTTTAGTTCCGAATTTCACCTCTAATTCAGATAGACCGTCTTGTTTATTTAATACGTTGTCTAAATATTTTTGCGTCATTATATTGAACATATCTTTGCTGGATGAAGATGTGGATGTACTCGTGTGTTGTTTAGAACGTGATACCGACATATCTGTTATGTGTTATTTTTGGATACCGTTGTATATATAATTCAACATATTATTTTATATTGTAATCAATTTTATAATACAAAATAAAGAAAACAATACAATACAAACAAATAATATAATATAGTACAAACAAATAATACAATACAATACAAACAAATAATATAATTAAAAGATTCACAGAATCGCATCCAGTGATGAATTATAATTTTTGTAATATACTAGAATAAAGGTCAGCTTTTGTTTTCTTCTTATTTGATTCATTTGTAATAGATATATCGAATTTATTACATATATTAACTAATTCTGCTATAGAATATGACGTAATAGCCCTAAGCGGTTTGTCGAGAGTTTCTAATTTCCAGTGACTTTCTTTAATTTTTTCTATATATTCGCAAAAGTGTGGGGCAGTGTTTGTTTGGTTTGAATACAGATCCAGACCCGTACCTGTACCTGTACCTGTACCCAACCCAACAGAGTAATTATTTGTTTCGGCGTTATATCGAATAATACTGGTGGGTTTTTCTGAGTTTATCGTCATATCATAATAAGTATTTTTGTGAATATAAAAGATGTTTATACCGTAAAATAAAGATAAAGCGTGTAATATTTTGGGAGTAATAGTTCCCATTAGTCCAGATTCTAAACATTTTTTAGATATTTTGTTATCTTTTAATATTTGCTTATTATCGCCCTTTTTTACTTTTTCGACTGTCTGAACTTTAAACTGTTGTTCGGCTGTAAAATAATTTGTTTCATATTCATATGAATTATATCCTTTACATAAAATATAGAAACACCAAAAAAGAGAGTCTGATTGTTTAGGTGTGAAATAATCGTCGCATACAAGATTTTCGGTGGATTGTGAAGAAGTTAAAATTTTATTTGTCGGTTCTTCAGCGCCGCCGACGTCGCCGCCACCATTTGAAGCAGTAAATGTTTTCTTCTTATTTTTTCTAGTAGAAACTGCTCCATCTACGCCTATAGCATCACACGATAGCGCCATATGTTGGCAATTTTTCAGAAATGCATCTGATAACATTATACTTTTTAGTGCCTTAATTTTTTCTTCCATTTCTGTAATTGCCGATGCATATATGTTGTAGTGTTCAGTCATATTTAGGAATTGTTTTTTAACGACGGAATTTAAAGATGAAGCAACAGAATTATTGCCATTTATATCCTTTGTTTTTTTGAGCAATGATGAATCATCACCTGAAGTTGTAGACATAGACGTAGACAACATTTTAGTTATATCAGTGTATGTATTTGTATGTATTTGTATTTGTGTGTATTTGTGTGGGTATAAAATAAAATCCTGCGCTTTATTTTATACCTTTATATGTCTTTATTATGGTTTTACTAATGTTATTTTTGGCACCGTCATCCCTGCCGACCCTACCGACCCTTGCATTAATTATGTTATGAAAAAAACGAAGTTGCTATTTTTTGTTTTTGTTCTTCAAGCTCGTTTAGTTGTTCTTCTTGTTTATTTACATATATCAAATATTTGTATATTTTATCCAGAATTGATGAATCGACATATGTTAGATTAATAAATACTCCATTTTTATTTTCATTAACCGGGATATTGTTTTCATAAAAAATACTTAATATTTTTGTCTGATGGAATAAACTAATTGATTCTATTTTGTCTTTTAAGTTTTTTAATGAATTGACAAAGTATGTTTTGTCTGATAATATTTTTTGAGTCGGCGATGTATTAGTCATTTATTATTAGCGATGGGTTGTGGGTGTGGACGCGGATATATAATAAGGTATTATGTTGCTATATTATATTATATAATTTTCTTTCTATATATTTTAATTATAAATTTAATAATATTGCGTATTTTTTAGCTTATGTTATCTTTTACTATTAGTCGGCAGTAGAAACATCCACATTTGCCTGTGCCGATGATTTAAGTACATCATTCTTTTTTTTGGGTGCTTTGGGCGCCTTTGGTGCCTTTGGCTCCTTTGGCTCCTTTGGCGCTTTGGATGCCTTTGGCGCCTTCGAGGTGGTAGTAGAAGCAACCGCAGGTGCCGTCGTAGGCGCCGCCGTGGTTGCAGTAGTTGTTGTCGCCGCTCCGCCGATAACAATAGGAGTCTGTTTAGATTTTTGCAGACGAGGGTGCGACAAACATTCTTTTTTAGGTACAACAAGATCGCCAATAATTTGTATATTTTTGTCATTTATCTCGAAGCGTTTCCCAATAATTCTTACCTTGATCGCATCGCCTTCTTTGATGGAATTGTAATACGTATTCGGATTATTTATATTATAATCGCGCGCTATATATACAACAACAGGCAAGTGAACATCCGCTGATAATGCACGAATACCCGCCTGAGTGATATTTTTTGCAAAACAACTAATAACGGTTTGTTCCACGGGGTTGCAGATTAGACATTCGACTACTAAATTAAATTGCACATTTCTTCCAATGATTTTGCCACATTTGAAATCTATAATACGCGCAGACTCCGGTTTTATAAATCCCTCAGAAATACAGCGTCCTTCGATACAGCTTATAAGAGTTGTATGAAGAAGTGCCAAAATGTTGCTTCTGCTCGAAGCGTGCATATTGATTAAAATAAACGGTAGTAGAATATCATATGGAATTTCTCTTAATTTATATAGCGGTTCGCATCCTTCCGTATCTATATTCATTGTACTTAGTTTTTCCGATATTTCTCTTGCAGTTGATATTAGATATTTGTTGTGTTCGCCGTCACTGTCACTGTCGCTATTATCGGAACAAATACTTGATGAGTCATCTCCTGAATCGGAATCTGCACCATTATTCAAGGGTTCGTCGCCATTGGGACCTATATAAGAATATGTATAACTATTTGTGACGGGGTCTTTTATTATTCTTATAGAATGAGATATAGTTATATTTTCGCTTTCTACAGGCAGCGATATGGTCGCGATAGCAATTGCAGGAGCGGGTGTCGATGTAGTCGCTGCCGCAGTCGCCACTGCTTGTTTTTTAACGCGCGTAACCTTGCGCTTAGGTTCGGTAACAGAAGCAGTAGCAGTAACAGAAGCAGTAGCAGTAGGCTTAGTTTCGATGGGTTGTGATGTATTGGACATTTCGGATGATTATGCGAGAATGATGGTTAATTTAATATAGTATATTATCTTTATAATAGTTTCAATTTTATTTTATTGTAAATGAATCTAATAAAATAAAATAAATAGAATATAATAAAATAAATAGCATATAGTAAAAATTTGATACTAATATTTTATAGTATTAAATACGTACAATGTGTATACAAGTTGCCGTATTCACACATTACACAATATCATTAATGAATATTATTTTATATTTTTATTCTTCTTTTGGTTCATCGCCACCTTTGCCTTCATCCTCCTGTGCCTCTGTGGTCTCTGCCTCTTCGGTCTCTGCCTCTTCGGTCTCACCTTCAGCCGGTTTTTCCGATAAAGATTCCGATATACCTGTTTCTTCTAAAATAGTAGATAATATACCGGCTCCCAGACCCGCACCAACGCCTTTTTCTTTTTCTTTTTGCGACATTTCTATTTCTCTTCTCAAAGAGTTTCGGGGTTCGCGTTGATGTTCTACCTCAAGTTCTCCTAAAACAGATACAAATGCATCATTTAATTCGAATCTTTGACCTATTACGCGTATCATAATTTCGTCCCCTTCTTTTAGTTCCGAGAAATATAGAATATTATAGTGGTGATCTCTTGCGATAAAAATGTTTACTGGTGAATATTCGCCATCATCTACGCGAGCGAGTATACCCGCATTTGTTATATTTTTAACACTACAAGATATGCGCATACCTTGAGATGGGTTACATACTAAACATTCGAATACCACCGTAAATATTGCTATATTTCCTGCAATTATTCCACACGAGTATGTTATTACGTTACACGACCGTTGTTTGACATAGCCCTCGATTGAACATTTTCCTTCAATATTGCTACGTAATATATTTTCAAGAGTGCTTTTTATATTTGAGCCTACACATTTTACAGGAACCGATAATCTTTTCGTTGAAATATTTTTAACATATAAAGATAATTTACCTGGGCGAACTTTTTGTTTCGATGACGATGAATAACCTGCAGATGAAGATGAAGATGAAGATGAAGATGAATAAGTCGTAGGTCTATAGGACGAAGGAGCGGAAAAAAGATTAGACCTGTTTCTATCAGCAACATTCCCACTACCGAATCCAGCCCTTACACTATTGCGCAAATTACCAACACCGGTTGTTACACTATTGCGCAAATTACCGACACCGGCTGTTACACTATTGCGCAAATTACCAACACTGGTTGTTACACTATCTCGTAAATTACCGACACCATCTGTTACACTCTTGCTAATGGCATCTATGCCACCACTTTCACTAATTTCGCTAATACCTTTTTTTAATTTATCTAATGATAACATATAATATATTATGTTATATATTATATGTAAATAAATCATATTTTTGCTTTAAACTATAATTGTAATAAAATCCAATAAATGTACAAATTGTCTATGCCATTTTCTATGCTATTTTCTATGCTATTTTGTTTAATATAACTTGTAATGGTGTTAAAAACCATATATTATTCTTGTTGTGAGTCGCATCAAAAAACCGTAAAAGAATTTCTTGAAAAATACATAATTCTACTTCATTCATATCTCTATTATTAGTAACTGAAAAGGGTATTACTGTGCCGGGTGTTTCTTCTACAGATTTTATTCTATTTATAAATAGCTGTTGTATTCTTTGCTCGTTTAATGTAAAATCTAAAGTACTCGATTCACGGTGCTCTTTAAATTCTCTGGGTGTATAATTCATAACCTTTAAAAATCTAACAACAAGCTCATTTTTCCCTTTATCGAGAACTTCGTTTAAAGCAACCCTGCGTATCCATTCATCGGGTTGTGTTTTATGTTTTTCTTTTAATTCCACATATATTTTTGTTAATAATTCTTCATATTCCTGTTTTAAATTATATCTTAAATAACCTTCTTTCTCGTTACCAGGTAACTCTTGGATATATTCCAATAATTGACGAGGGTCTAAAATATACGATAGATTATCTACTATATCTTGTTTAAGGGCTTGTTCGCATCTTGCAGCAATACTACTTTTCTCGTTATTTTTAGTTTTAAAAACAAGAGACGAATAATCATCGCCCCTTTTCTTATCTTTTTTTATACACGTGATAAATCCGATTCGTTTACTTAATGCTTCTTTCGGTAATATATTTTTTTCCGAAATAGATTTTGTAAAGTAAGAGAAATCTGCCCGCCCTCCTTGAACCCATTTATGTATATCATTATTTTTTATGTATATTTGTAATACACCTGTGTTGTTTATTAATAAAAATCCCTCCATCCTCTTTTCGCCCATTAATGTGCGATCATCGTAATATTCTTTCATTAAACCATCAAATACTAATTCATTGTCGTATTTTGCGGGGTCCGATTGTCTTTCTCTATTAAGCGTTCTATATGCCGGAGAAATTATATAATTTAAAACAGAAAGAGTATCTTCCATATTTAATTCTTCTAAAATGTGTGCGACTAGTATTTTTTTTAATATCAAGTACGGGATAAAGAATAATTTATTTTTAATAACTTTATAGCAATTAAAATACCAGTTAAGATTGCCTCTTTTTAGCTGATTATAAGTAAGAGCTTCTTTGAAATTTTTTATAGATCTTTTAAGTGCAGGTGGTTCTTTTGTTAACGATTCGATCATTTCTCTAATGTATTCTTCTTGATCTGATAATTCTTCGCCACGTTCTTCAGGCAATCTACTAACTCGTCTTGCTTCTTTTTCTATTAATTTTTCTAGAGATTCTCCCGCTTCTACAGCTCTTGCTCCTGCTCCCGCTTCCTCTTCTTCTTCCTCTTCCTCTTCTTCTTCCTCTTCTTCTTCTTCTTCCTCTTCCACTCTTTTAGATAATACTGATACACGCTTTGCCTCCATTCCTAATTTTGATCGTGCTATTGATTTCGGCTGATATTTCGCCATTATATCTTTTAGAATATTTGCCTTTTTACTGGGTTTAAATAATATTTTTTTCCTTTTAAAATCGACAGGGCGCTGTCTATCATATAGTGGAATAATCGTATTATTTAATTCCAGAGGTTGAAAAAAATAGTAATCGCCTATGTTGATGAGTCTTCCGTATCTTCCATATTTATCTTTTATATATTCATTTTTATCTTCTAGTAGTTGAGTAAGCGCAATATTAATTGCTTCGATGGGATATTTTTTATTGTGATTTATGGTGGAAATCAGGTCACTTGATATATCTTCCAATGATTCGCTGGTAGCTGTTCGTTTATAAAAATATCTTTCTTGAAAAATATCGCGTATTCTTTGAATTATTTTGTCAGTATTCATCGTTAGTATAGTGTCTGTGAATAAGTCGGTTTTTGACCCGATTTGTTTTTTCGATATTTCCGGTTTACAACTGAATACACACTCCATATAGTCGCATATTGAGGACCCATTTTTGTCTCCAAGTTTATAATCTATTTGCTTATATGATGATGCGACAGCATCAAACGATGAAAGAATCTGCGTTACAGGCTGGTTGCCAAGTTTTTCATCGAAATTTTCCTCCGTAAAATTAGTTTGTTCTATATTTAATAGACAATCGATTGCTCCTTCTTTTAAGACACGACTAACTTCGCCAATATATCTTGCCTTCCTCTCTGATAGACGATACATATATATGTCAGCCGCTTCTTGATCCGGGGTATGGGTCAAAACAGATCCGTGAAGAAATATTTCCACGTTGCGTTTTTCAAATTCTAGGTCCTTGTGACTACAGTTGCGAACAGCTCGTCCAATTGTTTGCTCGACTAGGTTAATATTATACCACGGCTCTAATATATGCGTCTGCCTAATATTTTTAAAATCGAGTCCTTCCGTTCCTGACTTTGATATAATAATTACTTTAACAAAACGCCCATCATAATTGCCCTCATTTGCTGCCGCTTTTACGTCGCCAATATTGTCCGGCGATATATTCACATCTCCCGATATGACGACATATTTTGCCGGGAAAAATGTTTCTCCGGCTTTCATCTCAGATCGTCGCCGAGAGGTGATCGCATCTATAGCGTGTACACCGGCAGGTGGTCTATCAAATAAAGAATGCGCTTTTGTCCCATATCGTGTTAACCCCATACTCTCTAAAGCGAGTGCCAGTGGTATTACACCACCGTCGATATAAAAACTATAAATGAGAACAATGCCCTCCGATTTATATATATTATCGCAGATGCTTTTGATTTTTGAACTATAGTTGCCTATTGCGTCTTTTGAAAAAATATGAGGAACACCGGGTTTATATCTATAGTTCGATTTCGACTCATCGCTATAATTCATAATTCTTTGGAGACCGAATTTACCGACTAGCACTCTGATATCATAAGATAATTCCTCACTATTGGGGTCAAAATCCTCAGACGGATAAGTAATATTAAGCGCTTCAAGTGGGCGCTGTAAAAGTGCAATTCCAATTGAGTCGTTTTTTTCAATATCGCGCATTTCCCCCTTTTTCGACTGTTGTAGTTGACGAACAATATACGAGTATACGCCGCGTTGATATTCGGATAATTCAGTCAAGTAAATTTTGTCTATCATACTATCGAGATTTCTATTTTCAGGTATATTTCTTCCATTTATTTGTATTGTTGGTGTGGGATATACACCACCTTTAAATGTCCGGGCTATGTCAAATTCGCCAGGATATATCCTGAATGGAAATGTATACGGATTTTCTCCCCTAATATATGATATATATCCAGTCGAAAATCGCCGTAAATTGTCCTTACCTAAATGTGTGATTAGTCCGGCTTGCCCACCTTGCCCACCTTCTCTTGCTTCCCTTGTTTCTACGAATATCCCATCTTCAGGGTCGTCATTAAATACCTCGCGATAATCAATCTCTGCTCTCCCGTCATTTAAACGCATAATATTTATAAGCCATATAATTTCGCGATAACTATTATACATCGGTGTACCAGATAATAGAAGAAGCCGCATTGATAATAATGGGCCAAATTTTGCTAATTTATATAGTTGATTCGCTACGCTACGGTTTGCTGCATTATCGTCAGTATTTCTTATATTGTGAAATTCGTCAATCACAATGAGAGAATTGCCAAAAGTTATTTTCAATTTCTGTTTCATTATTTTCGTTCTATGCGCGGGTTCGGTCACTGTATCATCAACGCTGGATGTTTTTTCGATTAGGCTACTAAATTGATCATAGCCAAGGAATAAATAAGAGCGGCTTATTATTTTTTTGATTTCGCTAATTACCTTTTCTTCGCTCAACCCTTTCATATTCATCGGGTTTATTTCCTTCAAATATTTGTTACCAGTGCAAGAGCGTATATTCCATATACCATCTATTAATTTTAATTTTCGTCTATCGAATAATTGTAATCTGAAATTTTGCTGGACGTTTGGGCTTGCTACTACAATTATTTTGCGCGAGGTTGATAGACCGATTTGTGAAAGATAGTCACGCATTTCTTCGCATATAGTTATAGCGGAACACGTTTTGCCTGTACCGAGACCGTGGTATAACAAGAGACTATTGTATGGTGTTTGAAACGATAGAAAATTGCGAACGAATAGTTGATGTGGCGATAATTCGAATTCGGCATTACACATTTTGTTTGCGTGTTCTTTTATTTTTTCGAGCGAATTATAAATGGTTCCATCATATTGAGTATCGCCGAATTCCTTTTTCGATGCTATTTTTATGTTAAAGTTGGGATCATCTAGAGTTGGATAAAGAAAATCGTATGCTTCATGACCGCTTTCAGCGGCGTGTTCAGGTGATGGTGGCGGTGAAGCGTCTGCTGCTGCTGCTGCCAACGTCGATGGTTTTACTGACTCTTGTTTTTTTTCGTTGAATTCTTTAATAGATTCTAATTCTTTGTCGTCTTTTTCTTTTAGTGATTTATTTCTGATTTTATCGACTTTTTTCTTTTCTCCAAAAACGAATTCTTTAATAGGAGGTGGCAATGGGGATGGGGATGGCATAGGTGGAGCGCTTACCAGAGAAGGAGCGACACTAGCGACAGGGGTCGCAACAGATGTAGGTTGTGGTGTAGCAGATAAAGTATAAACCGTTGCATCGGCATCGGCATCGGCATCGGCATCGACATCGACATCTTTATCCATACTGGCCTCGCTAACGGCAGCACTTATAGGTGTAGGAGGTTTTGCTGCAACCATTTTAAATGATTTACTAGAAGACACGGTGGGAATAGAGGACATAGAGGACATAGAGGACATAGATGGAACAGAACTCGATTTTGCCGATATAGGCACTAAAGGCGATGCAGATATTTTAACACTGCTTGCTTTTGACGCCGATGATGCTGCCGATGATGCTGCCGACTTTACTGACGGTGTACTTTGAAGCATAGAACCGGGTGTCGGAGTTGGAGTTGGAGTTGGAGTAGGCGTAGTAGATTTTGAACTGGAAACAAACGGAATGGACGGCACGCTTGAAGCATTAGAGGTTGACGTATTTATACTACTATAAGCAGGAGCAACACTGGCACTTGTTCTGGTAGATGGTGGACCGGAGACATCAGAGAATGACGATATACTTAAATTTACCGGCGTGGGAGTTTTTTCGACATCTGGTGAAGGGGATGGTGCAGGTGTTGCATTATAAAGTTCGATGGGCGGTTCTTCAGGTGTTTTTATGCTTTCAAAAGGGGGTGGTGCCTCTACCATAGATTCTACATCTTTTGATGTTTTAAGTTTTAATGATTTTAAGGATGATTTTAAGGATGATTTTAAGGATGATTTAGAGGTTGAACCTAAATCAGACATTTAATAATAGTAATAGTAATAGTAATAATAATAATGATAATGTTCTTATATAATGTTAATATAATCTATATTCTTGTAAAACTTTATTTATTTTTTCTATAATATTAATTTTTTCTAAATTATAAGGCCGTATGTATTTTAAACATTCATCAAAGCTCATCCATTTTATATTCTTTACTTCGGATTTTTGGTAATCCTGTATATCAAGTGTATTATTTGTCATACAGGCAAGGTAATATTTGTGCTTGTAACTTTTTATATTGGAGCCAATAAATATTTCTTCATAAGGTATAATATTTTCAATAAGTTTGAAATCGTTTGAAGAGTATCCGGTTTCTTCGGTAAATTCGCGAATACCACAATCGATATCTTTTTCTTGGTAGTTTCTACGGCCTTTAGGGAAACCCCATTCTGGTTCTATCCATTTTGTAGTAGATGACGATATAAGGGATTCAATGTTATATTCAACCTCTTTAATTTTTACACCTTTTTTTAAATATTCGAATTTTTCTTTGGATATTGTTTCTTCATTTCTATATTGCCCATTTGAGAAATCGCCCCATAGTAATTTCCACATATCTTCAAATTTCATAGTCATTAGTTTATTTTTCTCTTCAACCGTCATTTCATTTATTAATGTTTGTAGATATTGTTGATTATATAACGGATACTTTCCTCGAATAAATTCAACAAACCCGAAACTATCATTTCGCTGAATTAAAAGATATTCGAAACACGAATGCGAATGCGAATTGTTATATCGAAATGCGATTATTCCTATACTTGTAATAGGATTTTTACAGTCATTTAATATATGACCTATTTTCCCACAGTTATTGCAAAATGTGTTATATTGTATTTTTAGGGACTTTGAATTAGAATTCATAATTAAAATAATAATATATGTATTATTCGCCATCTTTTTATATTGTTTCAAATTAGTAATGGTATTAGATTCTAATATATGGGGCCCGCAATATTGGTTTGTTTTATTAACAATCGCGATATCTTATCCGATTCACCCAAATGACGTGACCAAGAAGAAGTATTATGAGTTGATTCAAAATTTTCCATTATTTATTCCTGATTCAAAAATAGGTAATAGATTCAGTGGTTTATTGGACAAGTATCCCGTTGCGCCTTATTTAGATAGTCGCGATTCCTTTATTAAATGGGTTCATTTTATACATAATCGTGTAAATGTCTCGCTGAAAAAGGATGAAATATCGTTGTCCCAAGCATTAAAAGAATATTATAATCACTATAAGCCTAAAGCTTTACAAATCTACGAAGAAAAGAAATATAGAAGAAAGCTGATATTTTTCGTTTCTGTTGTACTCGGTATAGGTGCTGCTTATTATTTGTATAAAAGGTGAAACATAAACAACTAAAATTATACTAATGAAAAAACGTAAATATATTACTAAAATAAAATGTGATTATAATATAATATAACAATAGTATAGTTAAACGCAGTATAATAAAATATGATGAAAAATACACGTAAAAACAAAGATAAAAACAAACATAAACATATAACCAAATATAATGTCACGCGTAAGAATATAAATATAAGTAAAAAATATAAGTTACATATTAGCGAGGGTGGTGCTGCGTTTATAAAAGGTGGTTTTGGTTGTATTTTTAGACCGGCTCTTAGTTGCGCAGGTCGTAAGCCAAAATTAAATTACATAAGTAAGTTATTGAAAAATGATCACGCAAAGAGGGAATATGATTATATAACAAAAATAAGTAGTCGTTTAGGTCAATTACCTAAAGAAGTAAAAAAGTACCTATTATTAGACAATATTGAATTATGCGAGCCTGGTAAATTTGGAAAAGATGATTTAAAACACATAGAAAGTGTGTGCGATGATATTATGACACGCGTGATTGATACATCTACAAACAAGCATATAACTTCGGATAATATAAATAGTAATCTGGATAAATTTAAGATTATAAATATGCCAGAATTAGGTATATCATTGCACGATTATTTAAATAGTACTAAACTGACTTCTAATCATTTGATAGAAATTAATAATATTCTCATTGACTATATTTTAAATGTAGTGCCACATCTAAGTAAACACGGTGTTGTCCACGGTGATATTAAGGCAGCTAATATATTATTTAGCAAAGAGAATATTAAAGTTCCCATTTTAATAGACTGGGGGTTATCATATATAACAAATCTTGATAAGAAGAGTATACCCGATGATTTTTATAAGTTGAATATCCAGTGGCAGCATCCATTTTCAACATTTTTATTTTCTCGTGATATGGAAGCACAATATGTTTCATTTTTAAATAATTTGAAGCGCGAAAAAATAAAGATTACGAGAGATTCGTTGAGAATATTCGTTATTGCAATGTTTTCTAATTTTAAGAAAATGAATACACGAGTATATAATATTTTAAAACATATATTTACAAATACGTATGAGGGAGATTTTTTGAAGTATGTAAAAGATAATACTTCATCTACAGATATGACTGTGGCTGAACAAATGTTTTCGAATTATGTTATAAATTACGCGCTTGATATTTTGATGGCGTATACGACTAATATAGGTACTGGGGGTGTAGGCGGCGTTGGTGATAATGTACTAGATATGAATAAATATTTTAATGATGTTTATTTGTATAACGTAGATATTTGGGGTACGATGTCTATATTTTATCAGTATTTACTTAGTCCGTCGTCGAAATTTAATATGTCAAACAATGAATATAAAACATTTACTAGTAAGATAATGACAATTTTGATAGAAAATATATTTACAAATGGAAATAAAATAATCGATACTGAGAAATTGGTAAACAGTGTACGAAGCCTTAATTCATATTTAAAAAGTATTGGAGAAAAAGGGGATAAACAGGGAATGTCATATATTAAAGATAAATTAAAGAGTAGCGGAATTAGTAGAAATATTTTATTTTTCAAGTCAATAGAAGATAGTATAAGATTAAGAAAAAACCAGTTAAATGATAGAGATACTCGAGGTATAAGAAGAAGTATAAAAATTGGAGGTAGATATAAAGCAAGGGCGCGAGACACTAGAATAAAATATCGCCGATAACTAAGGACTAATCACCGATAACTAATAAATAAAATTAATATATATTCATTATATAACTAATTATATAATGAAAATTGAATTTGTAATATTTATTATAACAGCAATACTGATAGCAAATACATATTATGATGGTAAACTTGTGAAAATGTTACATATGGTTAAAAATAGCAAATATTTGAAAATGGCTACATTTGGGTTTGCGGGTCTTTCATTGTATTTATTTCTAAAAAAGAATCCGAATAATTCTAAAGATTTTCTTGGACACGCCAATCAGTTAATAAAAACCTTGCCGATGACTCGCGATTCTGCTAGTATACTTGAACCTTTTTTTAATTTAACGAGTTCGAAATCTTTTACAGATTCAGGGGAAGACGTTTATGTTAATTCGGGCGCTATGAATATGGGCGGTGGTGGCCATACATCGCAAATAAATCGTATGATGAATTCAGGAAGAGGGACGACGAAACGAAGTGTCAGCGAAACAAAGAAGAAGTTTGTCGCAGCAAATCAGAACTGGATGTGCGGCGAATGTAAGACGCAGTTGCCTGCTTGGTTTGAGGTAGATCACGTTATTGCTTTACATAACGGGGGTTCAAATGAACTTAATAATTTGGTGGCGTTATGTAGAAATTGTCACGGTAAGAAAACAGCAATGGACCGTTTAGATAAATTGTAATAAATGTGATAGAACAACAAAACAAAATAATATGGTCCCCCTCGACAGCGAATATGTTTACTTTACTCCCTTTGTAATATATTATATATATTAAATTATAATAGAATAATATATAAAACTACGATGGCTGGCTCATCAGAATTTATATCATCGGTAACACGATTTATTATATATATAGTAATGCTTGTATCATTGATAATGTTGTTTACATCGGGTGGATTAGTTGCCGGGTATTCGATAGGTATTTTTTTGATTTTATCTATATTAACCTTATGTAGTTTTAAAAACATAGGGAATTTAGAAATACTAAGCAGGGATGATAATATTTTAACATTTACTTGGGGTTTTCCCATAATATTATTATTATTTTTTTCTAGGCAATACATGTCTGACAAGATTAGAGATATTACAGATCCGCTTACTATAATATTAATAGGTTTATTGATATTTAATTTTTCGATTTCGGCGATAATTGACTTATTCAGTTTTGTATTTATGAAGATTGTAGAGGTAGGAAATGTATTATTACCCTTTTTAATTGGATTGGTATCTATAATTGCTATTATAGGTGTGGTATTTTTCTGGGATAAAATAAGTACACTTGTAAAGATATTATCTGTTGTTGGTATTATTATTTTAGGTCTGTTATTTTTTAATGGTCCAGATATTATAGCATATATTTCTACAAATAAGATATCTTTATCGATAAATCTTCTAGTTGTGGTTGCTTTTGCAATAGTGAATTATGTATTATATAAGTATACCGAAAATGGGTTAATGTCAAATGTATCTATTATATTGTCGTTACTCTTTGTATTGAGGTGGTTATATTTATATATCTTTAAATTTTACGGCACATCCGGTAGTAAAACGTTTACTGGTACGACAAGTGATGGACCAGCCTCAAAACCACATAATGAATTTTTGTCTTATTTGATGGATGTAAATTTTTACTGCGATACTATCAAATCTTTTTTCACAGGTACAATAAAATATTTTTTTCTGACAATATTTTTATTCTATGTTTGGTTTGTGTTTTATATTTATTATAAGAATAGTTTTGAATTTTTGACAACATATAAGACGTTATCGTTACTTGGATTCATTGCGCTGGGGGTTGTTATGTTATTATTTGTTGTATATAGTTTAGCCGGTGGTGTCCAAGGCGTAAAACAGGTAGGTCCTTATACGGCTTTAATTTCCAAGATTGTTTCGTACTTTTTAGGATTTGCGGTTGTCCTCGGATTGATAACATATGCTTTAACCAAGGTGCTTAAGATGCCTTCAACAACCGTTCAAATTATTAGCATTATAAACTTTTTATTGATGATGGGTCTTATTGCACTGATTCTTAGTATATTTAATTTTAATTTGTCATCGCCGAGTTTAATAATGTCTAGCGATACTGGTTTGGGTTTTATATTCAGTTTCATTGTCAAACTTATTGTGTATATTCCTTGTTTGATAATAGACTGTTCAAATGTTATACTGGAGCAATTTAATTTAGCGAAGAAAGAGTACACGGTATTTGTTATATTGTTGATCGAAATAGCGCTTATAGCTGGTAAATTTCTTGTACCGAAATTATTTGATGCAGTGGTTAATCACGATGGTATTATATTAACGGATAAAGTATATCCTTTAGAGGCAAAACGAAATGTAACAGTTTCACCTAGTTTAATGAATATGTCTCAAAATACGAATTATGGTTTTTCGACTTGGGTATATATTCATCCAAATCCCCCGAATACTAATGAAGCATATATTGAAAATACAACATTGATAAATCTTGGTAATGTCCCTAATATACAATTTAATGCGCAAAAAGGTTCTCTTATTTTCTCGATAGATGTTGCAGATATTAATGGCGGAAGTAAAACTGTCATTGTTCCATCGAGCAATAGTGAAAAGGATATAATAATTAATTATTCAAAATGGAATCACGTTTTTGTTAATTTTATGGATGGTAATATTGATATATTTGTAAATGGCGAGTTAGTTATGTCTTCGCCGGGAGTTATTCCTTATAAAAACCCGAATATGTTGATTATAGGTTCATCCCCTGGGATATACGGGGAGACTTGTAGTTTAGTATATTATAAGAATCCTCTTCTAGCGCAGAATATAAAATTATTGTACGAGACAATGAAGAATTTTAACCCACCGATTAGTCAATCGTAAACGGTATCTACAAGTATTAATATTTGGTATAGATAAGTGATATGGATAAGTGATATGGATAAGTGATAAGTGATAATTATTAATATATTAATAATAATTATTAAAATTATAATGTATTAATTGTAATTAATTCGATATGTTATTTAGAAAATTTCTAGATGTATATTATAAATGGATTTAAAATTAATAATAGGCGTTGTAATAGTTGTAATCATTTTATATATAATTTGGAGTTATTTCTTCACCTCGATACAGGTGATTATGTCATTTCAAAACGGCATTGAAAAGCCTCAGTCTCAGGTTAATGGTAAATCCGTGGCAAAAAGTGGTAAAAATAATTATTCATTTTCTCTTTGGGTATATGTATCTAACTGGAATGTAAATTATGGTCAACAAAAGAATATTTTAGCAATATCATCAGACAATCCTATAGTTGGCACCCAATATGTATTTCAACTGAGTTTAGATACCACAAGAAATGATTTGAATATTCAGGTTGATTATGATGGCGGTTTTAATCCTTCTACAACCGATAGTTCTGGTAACCCAGATCCGAACGCGCAATCATCATTTTGCAAAGTTTCTAACTTTCCCATACAATCGTGGGTAAACGTAAGCGTTAGTGTATATAATCGCGCGGTTGATGTTTATATCGATGGAAAACTCGTAAAGACTTGCCCTCTCCCTAATGTTGCTTCTCCTATCGGTGCTGGAAGCACTATATACATTGGAGGAGTTGCTTCTGGAGGAATTCCCGGCTTTGATGGATATATTGCTAGCGTTATATATAACCCGGATGTTATTAGTCCGCAAGATGCTTGGAACATATATGCTAGAGGATATAGCAATACTGGATTTGGATTTGGAAACTTGTTCCAGAGGTACAAATTACAATTTGCCTTCTTGAAGGATAATTCAGTCGTAAGTAGTCTAACTATTTAGAAACATTAATATGATGCAAATGTATATATAAATACGTATATGGATAAATGCGTATGTAGATAAAATAATATCAATATTAAAATATTAATATTGATATTTAGGTGGTCTAATAAAATAAGCAAGATAAAATAGCTAATAATTAAGCATTATATCAAACATTATATAAATATTTTATATCTAATATATAAATAATATATAATATTAATGTCGGATATAACACAAACACCTAAAATAGATGCTGCTCCTGCCGCGCCGGCTGCTGCTGCTCCTGCCGCATCATTTGGCGATTTTTCATCAAAAAAAATGGTAGAGGGTTCATCTGATTTTTTGGAGTCGAATAGTTGGATAGCTAAGCTTGCTTTTTTATTGATGGTAATTATTGGGTTTGTAATTTTATTTAGAGTTATGGTAGCATTACTTTCGTGGTTATTTGCCCCAAGCGGAAAAGTTGTTTTAGTAAAGGGGTTGATGAATGGTTCACAGAGTACGATTATATCTCAAGACCCGAATATTCAAAATTCTATCACAATTTTACGATCAAATGATGAAAAAGATGGTATAGAATTTACTTGGTCTACCTGGTTATATTTGAACGGATTTGATGGCGATGCTGGTAAAAAACATAACAACGGGGGTGGCGATATATCAATCGCGCAAACATATGATACTAACTATAAGCACGTATTTAACAAAGGTTCAACTATTAATACAGATGGAGTAGCTACGCCTAATAACGCTCCTGGGCTTTATTTGAGGTCTGATTATACCGGTTTTATTGTAGTTTTAGATACATTTTTTGAGCCCACGCAAGTTAAGGTATCTATTGACGACTTACCTATGACAAAGTGGATTAATATAATTATTCGGGTTCAGAATAATAATTGTGACGTATATGTAAATGGTAGATTAGTGAAGAGGCACGTGATGACACAGGTTGTTAAGCAAAATTACGATAATGTTAATGTTTGTTTAAATGGTGGGTTTAGTGGGTATTTGGCCGATTTGATATATTTTAATAGCGCAATTAGTGTAGTAGAAATTCAGAATATTATTTCTACTGGTCCTAACACTACACCTGTATCTAAGAGTTTGGATGTAGGCGAAATGAAACCACGATATTTAGCAGATGCTTGGTATTTTAATCAAGTAAAGTAAAGTAAAGTAAAGTAAAGTAAAGTAAAGTAAAGTAAAGCAATATAACACGAAGTATGAATATATTTTGTAAAATATTATCACGATCTTGATTTATTCGTGATAATATTTTTGTTTAAGATTCGATTAATGAAAAGTATGTTCGATAGAACTAGCACTGTATGTAAAAAATTTGTAGAAGAAGTACATACATATTATAAGCAAATAAATAGCATATATTAGTATTAAGTATTTATTCGAAATATATTTCACTGCGTATTTAGCAGCTATAGTAGCAAATATGAAATAACTAATAACAATAATTATAGCTGAATCTACTTGCACTTTGCCCGCTTTCCAGTATGTATAAACAGCGCCGATAGATAATGGTGGTAAAATTGCTAAGAGCGTTGTTCCTGCGGCTGTTTTATAATCAGTTGCAACTTTGGACAATAATAAACCCGGAATAATAACATTTGACCCAGATGTTCCTAAACTACCGCCCACAATCCCTGATACAATACCAATAATTAAAACATATAAATACTGAATACCCTGTAGCATAGTTAATATATATTAACTGTATTATAATTTTACCATAGTTTTGCCTCAATTAATATAAAAACATAAGTTTAGTTCCACCTGATCCGAATATTTTAGGGTTTCTATAATTATTATATGGCGCTTTTAGTGAAAAACATAAGGGCTTAACAGTTCCCGGGACATTAGAAGCGGATGTTAGATTACAAATAACGGATGATTGTGGCGTCCAGCATGTTAAACTATTATTTACTTCTTTAAGTCCTATATTTGGTACGGTAGGATTTGTCATATTTGTCGTATTGGCGTTTGTATAATCTTGGGTTTGAGTGGCATAACCTTTTTTCCGCGTGAGACCATTTCGTGCCGCCATAGCCCATAGTTGTTTCGTCGTGAAATTAAGACTGCCTGTATTAAAATACTGCAAAACACTAGCTTTTCTGAGCATTTGTCGTTCTAGATTGTCTGTAAGTGGATTACTGGTTGTGCTAACATTGCTACCACAATTGGGGCTAAAACGCGACCATAAATACATTGGTAAGCTATTATTATAACTTGTTGCTGATGCTATATTCGACGAGTCACTTTGTGCTCCAGCCGAATTTACAGCATAAACTCTAAATAAATATAACACGTTATTCGCAATATTTGGGTCGTCTAATATGACTTCCGCTACATCTCCGGGAATATTTACTTTGAACCTCGTCCATCCACCGAAGCTATTTATTTTATACTCGATAAAATAGTAAGAAATAGACTCGGGTGGATTTTGCACCGACTCGCTCCACGTTAGGACAATGAGCCCGCTTTCGGCTGTATTTGCGGCAAGATTTGTGGGTGGTGATGGAGGATTATTCGACGAACCATTAATAATATATGAGAAAACGCCGACACCGGCACTATTTTCCGCAGCGATTTTAAAATCGTATAAAAGATTCGTTGATGTAACTTTTATTGTAGCTGTTGTAGCGCTTGAATTCGTACTGTATGTATTCCAATTGGTTGGATTATCTGTTGGTGTATAATATATAATATAATTTTTAATAGGGCTGCTGCCATCATCATATGGAGCGGCCCATTTAAGTATTATGCTACTATAATATCCTGTATTACATCCTTTCATAGATAAATTTGTCGGCGCTGATGGTAAATTACTTAACGTTGTAAAATATACAGGAGGGTCTGACAATGCGCCGATACCCGAACCATTAATGCTTGATATTTGAATTCCATATTGTGTAGCATATTTTAAATCGGTTATAATATATGTAGTTGTGGAAGATTTGCCGCTATTAGTATTATTAGTATTATTAGTATTATTATTATTATTAGATGATAAATTCGTCCACTGAATATTATATTCAGTAACCGGATTACCGCTCGTACTTGGCAACGATGGTGCGGTCCACGAAAGCGCAATACTAGAAGATGTAATTTTTGTCGCAGTTATTAAAGAAGGTGGTTTAGGGGTAACTGACGGCGTATCATTTACTATCGATGAATAACTGCCATAGCCATTGTCATTTATAGCAGCAACTTGAAAATAATATTCGATGTCGTTTGTTAAATTATTGAACGTATATGTCACTTGCGTTGACTGAAGAGATGGTGATACCGATACCCACGGTCCTGTTGCACTTGTACCGTACTGTAAATCATAAGACAATATTGGATCGCCGCCGTCATATGGAATATTCCACATAACTGTAATCATTTGATTACTATAGGGCGTCAATACGGTCATAACCGGAGGTTCAGGGGTGGTTGATGGAATTGCACTAGTCGTCGAATATGAACTTTCACCATTTATATTTAGTGCTGAAACTTGAAAATCATATTGGGTCCCATTTGTTAAACCTGAAAATGTGTACGATAGGCCCATATATAAGGATGGTGAATATGATGGCATTTGTATCCACATTCCCGTGGAACTTATACTATATTGTAGATTATATGATTGTATTGCACTACTGCCGTCGTCATCTGGAGCACTCCAACTTAGATATATTATACCATTATCCGAAGAACCATCTGCATACAAATCTGTAGGTGGGTCGGGAATAGTTGATGGTGTTGCGGTGTTTGTGATTTGTGTTGAATTTGCGGGTTGCGATGAATATGGACCTTGACCGTTTGTTAAATTTACTGCTGCAACTTGAAAATAATATAGTATACCATTTGTTAAACCAGTAAATGTGTATGTTAGCGCAGTATCTGGTAATGGTGTATATGATATGGCTGGTGACCACGGTCCCGTCGAACTTGTACTGCTGTATTGTAAATTATATGACGATATCGATATGGATACCCCACCGTTATAGGATGGCGCCGTCCAGCTAACTGTACTCGATTGATTTTGGTTTGATGCCGAAGATAATATAACAGGAGCAGTAGGGACCGTTGATGGTGTTGCAGTGTTTGTGATTTGCGTTGAATTTGCGGGTTGTGATGAATATGGACCTGGACCATTTGTTAAATTTACTGCTGCAACTTGGAAATAATATTGTGTGCCGTTTGTTAAACCTGTAAATGTGTATGTTAGTGCAGTATCTAGTAATGGTGTATATGATATGACTGGTGACCACGGTCCTGTCGAACTTGTACTGCTGTATTGTAAATTATATGACGATATGGATATGGATACCCCACCGTTATAGGATGGCGCCGCCCAGCTAACTGTACTCGATTGATCTTGGTTCGAAAGCGAAGAGATTATAAAAGGAGAAGTAGGTATTGTTGACGGCATGGCTCTTGAATTTGCTGTTTGCTGTGAATACGCCCCCGGACCGTTTGTTAAATTTACTGCTGCAACTTGGAAATAATATAGTGTGCCATTTGTTAAACCAGTAATTGTGTATGAGAATGCAGTGGTCGGAGATGGCGACGTCGGAGATGGTGATGGTGGCGGCGGCGTATATGGTATTACCTGTGACCACTGATATGGCGCTGAACTTGAACTGCTGTATTGTAAATTATATGAGGATATGGGTGCTCCGCCGTTATCTGATGGCGCCGTCCAGTTAATAGTACTTATTGTATTTTGGTATGTAGTCGCAGAATTTATAATGGGAGCGCTAGGCGCGGTTGACGGTGTAGCAGAATTTGTGACTTGTGTTGAATTCTCGGGTTGTGATGAATATATACCCTGACCGCTGGAATTCACCGCCGCGACTTGGAAATAATATGGTGTGCCATTTATTAAATTGGGAAATACGTACGTTAATGCTGTACTCGGAGATGGTGTATATGGTATTGTGGGTGACCACGGTCCCGCCGATTTTGTACTATATTGTAAATTATATGATAGTATAAGTGCTCCGCCATTATTGGTTGGTGCCGCCCAGTTAACCGTACTTACAGTATTTTGGTTCGACGCCGCAGATAATATAACAGGAGCACCGGGGACCGTTGATGGCGTAGCCGTGTTTGTAACTTGCGTTGAATTTGCAGGCTGTGATGAATATGTCCCTGTACCATTTAAATTTACTGCTGCAACTCGGAAATAATATGGTGTGCCATTTGTTAAACTGGCAATTGTATACGATGTCGTCGTTGATGGTAAATTGTTTAATGTCGCGGGTGACCAGTTCAATGAATCTGTACTATATTGTAAATTATATGATGTTATGGGTAGACCACCTGTATCGGATGGCGCGGTCCAGTTAACCGTGCTTGATTGATTTTGGTATGAAGTAGAAGAGTTTATAACAGGAGCACCAGGCGTGGTCGATGGTGTAGCGGAATTTGCGATTTGTGATGAATTAGTTAGTTGTGATGAATATCGACTACGACCACTTGAATTTACTGCCGCAACTTGGAAATAATACTGAACGCCGTTTGTTAAACCATTAAATGTGTATGTTAATGATGTAGGCGGAGATGGTGTATATGGTTCTATTGGTCCCCACGGTCCAAAACTATTTTCACTATATTGTAAAGTATATGACGATATGGATGTACCGCCGTCATTGTTTGGTGCTGTCCAATTAACTGTACTCATTTGATTTTGGTTCGAAATCGAAGAGGTTATACTGGGCGCATTGGGGATGGTTGATGGTATGGCCGTTGAAGTTGATGTTTGCACGGAATATTTTCCCGTGCCGTTTATATTTACTGCTGCAACTTGGAAATAATATCGTATTCTATTTGTTAAATTTGGAAATATGAATGTTGTTGTTGGTGCGACTACATTATATGATGTCGTGGGCGATGGTAACCACGGTCCTACCGAACTTGTACTATATTGTAAACTATATGAAATTATAGGTAGTCCACCAGTATCATAATTGTTTAGTGTTGCCCAGCTAACTTTACTCATTTGATCTTGGTGTGAAACTGAAAATAATATAGTAGGAGCATTAGGTGTCGTTGAGGGTATTGCAGAGTTTGTGACTTGTGTTGAATTCTCGGGTTGTGACGAATATGGACCCTGACCGTTAAAATTTACCGCTGCAACTTGGAAAAAATATTCGGTGCCATTTGTTAAATTTTGGAATATATATGACGTTGTTGGGGTTACCTTATATGGTGTCACTGGTAACCAACCCGATGAACTTGTACTATATTGTAAATTATATGATGTTATGGGTAGACCGTTATCGGCTGGCGCCGTCCAGCTAACCGTACTTACTGTATTTTGGTTCGACAATGAAGAGGTTATAATGGGGGCAGACGGGATGCTTGATGGAGTTGCCGTGTTTGCGATTTGTGATGAATTTGTGGCTTGCGATGAATATGGACCCTGGCCGCTTAAATTTACTCCTGCTACTTGAAAATAATATAGTGTGCCATTTGTTAAACCAGGAATTGTGTATGATAGTGTCGTAGCCGAATAGAGTGATAATGGCAGCGTATATGGTACGACAGATGACCACTGGTATGGCGCGGAACTTGAACTGCTGTATTGTAAATTATATGATGTTATGGATGCCCCGCCGTTATAAGATGGCACTGTCCAGCTAACCGTACTTACTGTATTTTGGTTTGACTGTGAAGAGTTTATAACCGGAACAGTAGGGATTGTTGATGGCGTAGCAGTGTTTGCGGTTTGTGTTGAATTTGTGGCTTGTGATGAATATGGACCCTGACCGTTTACATTTACTGCTGCAACTTGGAAATAATATAGTGTGCCATTTGTTAACCCGGAAATTGGGTATGATAGTGTAGTAGCCGAATAGAGTGATAATGGCAGCGTATATGTTATGACAGATGACCACTGGTATGGTGAGGAACTTGAACTGTATTGTAAATTATATGATGTTATGGGTAGACCGCCATCGACTGGCACTATCCAGCTAACCGTACTTACTGTATCTTGGTTTGATGTCGAAGAGTTTATAACAGGAGCAAGGGGGACTGTTGATGGCGTAGCAGTGTTTGCGGTTTGTGTTGAATTTGTGGCTTGTGATGAATATGGACCCTGGCCGCTTAAATTTACTGCTGCAACTTGGAAATAATATAGTGTGCCATTTGTTAAACCAGGAATTGTGTATGATAGTGTCGTAGCCGAAGAGAGTGATGATGGCAGCGTATATGGTATGATAGACGACCACTGGTATGGTGCGGAACTTGAACTGCTGTATTGTAAATTATATAATGTTATGGATGCTCCGCCATTGGCTGGCACTGTCCAGCTAACTATGCTCGATTGATCTTGGTTTGATGTCGAAGAGTTTATAACGGGAGCAAGGGGGACTGTTGATGGCGTAGCAGTGTTTGCGGTTTGTGTTGAATTTGTGGCTTGTGATGAATATGCACCAGCGCCATTTAAATTTACTGCTGCAACTTGGAAATAATATAGTGTGCCATTTGTTAAACCAGGAATTGTGTATGATAGTGTCGTAGCCGAAGAGAGTGATGATGGCAGCGTATATGGTATGACAGATGACCACTGGTATGGCGCGGAACTTGAACTGCTGTATTGTAAATTATATAATGTTATGGATGCTCCGCCATTGGCTGGCACTGTCCAGCTAACTATGCTCGATTGATCTTGGTTTGATGTCGAAGAGTTTATAACGGGAGCAAGGGGGACTGTTGATGGCGTAGCAGTGTTTGCGGTTTGTGTTGAATTTGTGGCTTGTGATGAATATGCACCAGCGCCATTTAAATTTACTGCTGCAACTTGGAAATAATATAGTGTGCCATTTGTTAAACCAGGAATTGTGTATGATAGTGTCGTAGCCGAAGAGAGTGATGATGGCAGCGTATATGGTATGACAGATGACCACTGGTATGGCGCGGAACTTGAACTGCTGTATTGTAAATTATATAATGTTATGGATGCTCCGCCATTGGCTGGCACTGTCCAGCTAACTATGCTCGATTGATCTTGGTTTGATGTCGAAGAGTTTATAACAGGAGCAAGGGGGACTGTTGATGGCGTAGCAGAATTTGTAGAATATGGCCCCGTGCCTACAGAATTCACTGCTGCTACTTGGACATAATATAGCGTGCCATTTGTTAAACCCGAAATTGGGTATGATAATGATGAAGACGATAATGACGCACTTGGTGACCACGGTCCGTTAGAACCTGTACCATATTGTAAAGAATATCCTGTTATATTTGAACCACCGTTAGATGACGGTACCGACCATGATACATTTAATATGGTGTCCCCTATAGAACAACTTAAATTCATTGGATCTGTGGGTGTCGTTAATGGTGTAGCGGTAACTATAGTATATGGACCTGTGCTGCTTGAATTTACTGCCGCAACTTGGAAATAATATAGTGTGCCATTTGTTAAACCAGTAACTGTGTATGTTAATGCTGTAGCAGGAGATGGTGTTGCTGGTGGAGCAGGTAGCCATATCAGCGATGTCGCTGAATCTGCACTATATTGTATATTATATGAGGATAAGGGTATTCCGCCGTTATAGCTTGGCACTGCCCACGTTAATATTACTTCAGTATTGCCGATTGTTGTAGATAAACTTGTCACAGCGGTGGGAGCATTTGATGGTGTCGCGGTAACTATAAGTGGAGGAGTAGTCTCAGAATATTGTTCATTATATGCGTAAATAATAAATGAATATAAGGTACCATTTGTTAAATTGGTAAAAGTATTATTAAACGTATTATCAACTGCGGTATTTATTTGAATAATAATCATATTGCCAACAGTGGTGGAATTGCCTATAAGAGCCCCGTCAGAAGTAACAGGCCCGTCAACAGTAAATACCGAAAAAAAATCCGTATTCGAAAACCTCGGCCCGGGCGGTAAACCCCACACAATTGTTACGCTCCCATTACCAGGAGTAGATGATAATAATGCTGGAGGACCCCAACTTGGAACCCAACTTGCCATATTTTAAATAAAAAATAATACAATATTATACTTTAATGATATAATATTATACTTAAATAATACATACAATAATACATACAATATTTGAAAATAACTTAAAAATATAATCAAATATTTATGTTATACCCTAAGCTGTGGATTAACACATACATCCATAGAGGGGAAAATGTCGCCTGACATACATTTATCATTGGGCGATACTTGGATACAGCTTCTAAATCCATGGTCCTCGCCTATATAACAATATCCTGACTTTGACCTAGAAATTTGAGTATTACTTGTAGCATCGTCTGGTGCGGGATATTGTGGATGTTTTTCAGCATAATCTAGCGCTTTTTGTATAGATTCTTGTTTCTCTTCATTGCGACTCTTTTGCTCTTGATATGGTGATGGTTGTGTTGCAGGAGGGCGCGCCGTTTCTCCTTTATTTCTTAGAGGCGTTTGTCTTTCATCCGGCTGAATAGGAATCGGTTTAAGATCATTTACTTCTTGGTGCTCTTGTTTATTGTGATGTTCGCGCGGTTCGTGATCCTCGGGATCCTCGCGTTTCTCGGGTACAGCGCCTATATTTTGTTCTAGTTGAGAAACATTACCGGTGGTTCCGTTTGCGTTTGCTGCTGCTGCTTTTGCATTATCAGCACTCGCATTAGATGCAGATTCCATTAATCCTAATTTAAGAAGAATCGGATTGATATATGGCCCAAAAGTATTTGTAAACCACGCCGTTAAACCGTCTAAATATCCGGTCATATTCAATATAAATATAAGTGCAATTATTAAAACTATTATTACTCTAAATACAAACCATCCAGTAGATGCTGGTGCTTCAGTATCGGTTACTCCTGATGCTCCGGATGCTGCGATTGCCGTTGCCGTCGCTGCCGCTGAACTACTGAATAAACCCGTAGATACAGGCTTGACTTCATCGGCACCATTTTCAGAATTATAATCTTTAGGAGGGGAAGAAAACTTATCAAAAAAATCAAATGCGGATTTTTTTTCAGGTGTTTTTGCGCTTTCGCCGACATTACCGACATTGCCGACATTGCCATCATCGCCCCCCAATAGAGTTTTTAATAGTGATTTTGAAATTGATTTAGAACGGCGCCGATTACTATTATTTTTTTTCGAATCTTTTTTACCCATATTAAAATATGCCTATAAAATATTTCGTATTATAATATATTATTTAATTTGCTATATTATAGTATATTATAGTATATTATAGTACATTATGACATATTCGCTTATTATATCTTCTATATTGTTGGTTCTTATAGATTCGGTTTACTTGTCTATGATAGGAAAACCTATTTTTGAAAAGACGGTGGCGGCGATCCAAGGCTCCAAATTGGCCGTAAATATACCCCCTGCCATTTTTACATACGTTCTTATGGCAATCATTCTTAATTATTTTATCATATCGGCAAATAAGCCTGCATTTGATGCGTTCATCCTTGGGTTCTGTGCGTATGGTATTTTCGATTTCACGAATTTAGCCATTTTCAAAAATTATACACTAAAAACGGCAATTATGGACACACTTTGGGGAGCCATCCTTTTCTATATTACTACACTAATCACGTATAAAGTTAAGAAAATGTTTTAGAAATTGTCTCTATCACGCATCCCTCATCCCGAAATCATATTTGTTCAACAATTGAAGCTTATCTATTGATTTTTCAGCATTTGATTTTTTAATGTCGCACATTAAATAATCCACTTTTGGACCTATTTCGTTCTTTTTTATTTGTTTATACACCGAGTTTATTTTTTTCACCACAGTTTCCACCATATCTTTATCTTTAATTATTTCTACTTTTGTATCATATTTTTCCGTGATAATTGAAATTGCATAGTAAATTAAATATCGTCTTCTCTTTTTTACCCCAGGCGTGTATTTTAAACAATATAATTTTAATATACTGTTAAGTATTTTTGTCTTTATTTTATCATCTGCACTTTCCGATTTTCCGGAATTATTTAAGATTATCTCCCATATAATCCATATAGGATCCATCTGAAATTTGTCCTCAACGGGCATATTGCTCCTGCGTTCGCATACACATTTCTCCTTTTTATTTGCACATATTTTTTGAAACTCCATAATCCATTCTAACCAGTAGCACGCCTGCAATGCATTTTTCGAATCCCCCGAAACGTGATATGCAAATTCGTTTATTGAAATAAATAATTCTTTGGGATCATCTTTGCGGTATACACTTTGAGCATAACAAACAGATGATGCCTTTAATTTATTTGTCATATATGTCATATCATATTCTTCATTTTTTTTTATTTTGATACCCTGAAAGCTGTGTTTTTTATTGCTAGAGCATAATATACATATAATTTCTGCAAAAAGTGTTCTTATTTTAGGGTTATTCCGTAGACGAATAATGTCATCCGTATACCCAGCCGAAATGATATTTTTAAAATTATCGTATCGCATTTCTAAATATACAGCCAGTTTGGGATTTGCTAAATGAATGTGCTTTCCTAAAAATGTCAGAATGATGTCCCATAAATCCAGGAATTGTCCGGCGCAAATAAGTTCAGCAGCCCAGTTACAAGCGGGTTCGATTTTACTATTTAATAGACAATTTAGTAGTTCTTTCCGTACATCGGTTTTTTTATATTTCGAAAATGATTCTCCTTTAAATTCGTTGAGGGTTCGTATATCGTTAATTAGAAATTCGGAATCCATATACTATTTTTTCTATAAAAAATATATAATAATAATACATATAATTATATACTATTTATACACTATTATACAATATTTGTAAATGACAGCAATTGATTCATTAGTTTATAAAATACAAAGTTCTTCGTGTTGGATAATTATTCTTTTATTTATGATTATTCTCACATCTCTCGTATACGTCTATCGTTTATTTTTTATAAATAATAATTCATCTGCTAATGCATCACAAGATTCTGACAATGTTAGTGATACAAACCAAGAAGGTTTCGCTATAAATAAAGAGTTCACTATTAAGAAGGGAGAAGATTTATTCGACAAATTTTATGCAAATATGTATGAAAACCTCTTTTATAGTAATTTAGTAGATGATTACGAAGTTGGTATTATTCTAAATAAAATAGCTCCGGTTAGGGAAAGCGATGTTTTAGTAATTGGTTCTAAGACCGGTACACGTGTAAATAATTTATCTAAAAAGGGATACAACGGATTCGGTTTAGAATCGTCAAAGGATATGATATTATATTCTATGAGTAAATATCCGGGAAATAATTATGTATTAGGAAATGGAATGAACCGGCTTGTATTCGAACCTGAAAAATTCACACTGATAACATTGCTTGATTTTGTAATATATACTATACCCGACCGTCGAATATTATTTGAAAACTGTTACAAATGGCTGGTTCCTGGAGGGTCTGTTGCCATTCATTTAATAAATATTGGTGGATTTTATGATTCGCAGGTTTATGGAGCAAGAGAGCGGCGATTTTCGCCCACTATTACCCGTTTATTTGATAAAAAGCCTGTAGTAAACCCTTTAGGAAACAATGATGTTATTGTAAATGATATTATTTACAAGTCTGATATGTCTATGAGTGACCCAAATATGATAGAACTGAAAGAGACATTTAAGAATAGGAAAAATGGTAAACGAAGACAGAATTTGCAGAATTTTTACTCCCCTGATCAGAGTATTATTTTAAGCGAGGCAAAAGATTGCGGGTTTAATATGTTGGCGCAGTATGATTTGGTGCCATACAATAGACCGTTCCAATATGTATACATTTTGTACAAACCGGCAAACTAATCCGATGACAGAGGCGCCCCGGATCTCAGGAGGCATACTTATTTAGAATTGAAAAAGACGTGAAATGGCAAGCGCGGGAGATTATGTTTAATTCATCCCTTTAATTCGAATATAGAAAATAGAACATAATATAGAAAACATATCCCCCGATCACATACACACTACAATATGGCGAATAAGAGGGGGAATTATTTATGTATTATTATTATGATATGTTTTTGTATTATATCATAATATCAATTATTTTATGTATTTTGGTTTTACACGGATATAATAAGGTCCGGTATAAATTCTGGGCGACTCAGCCATTATTTTATAGATATAATTTGGCGAATTGGTTTAGGTTGAATAAAATATATAGCACAGATCGACCCAGCGATACAATATATTTAAATTTTTTAAATAACATAGTCACTCGTATAACCGACACAAATATTCCTATAATAATTGATAATATATATATAAACGAAACTGAAAGAAGTATCAATTATTATGAAGATATATCCAAACTACTAAATAAATATCCTTATTTCAATAGACAATTGAGTAATGGTAATAAAACGTCAATACTAATCGTTCGTAAAATGACAGCTGAGAAATTGAAATGGAATCTGATGAATCACGATTATGACGCGATTGTAACGATGAATAAGAGAATTATATATAAGACGGATATATCAACCTCAAATATTTTATCGATAGATACGGTAATGGGGGTGATAATTTCCTTACCTTTTTATTGTCGGTTTGAAATGTCTAGTGCTAGTGCCGGTAAGGGGAAAATATTTCCTATATATTATTCGGGGATATATTATGATCCTATTGAATTACAGGATAAACAGGTTATAGAAATGATACAAACTCATAACTATAAGATATATGATGATTGGGATAAGGCTTTGACACGACTGATTGATTATAAGGAGCAATGCGTTATCAACGATAAAAAAACCGCAGACCGCGTGACGGACGTCGTAAATGGTAGAATTAAAAAAGGCGTGAAACGGCAAGCGCGGGAGATTATGTTTAATTCAGATAAATCAGAAATCATAAATCCTCACCCCACAACCACACCCACACGCACAAACCTGTATGAAGAGAATGATCTACATATTTCAAAGAATAAGGAAAAAATATATGGTTCGATTTATAAATACACAGGAGCATCTGTTCCGAAAATGATTGTTCCTTTTGTTATTTATCATAGATTTTATATCCCGATATCCTCCCAGCCCTCCCAAGATTGGAATAGGATTGAGTATAGATTTCATCCAAGTATACAGCTAATAAAGATAGGGACGCAAAATGTTACAATATTATATGAGTTTTTGGAATCTTGTTATGAAGGATTAACTACACCGACACCGACACAGTCATCATCACCTATGCATAAATCGTATAAATATAAACTCCCTTTTAAATGTACTATAATACCATCACTTCGTCATATATTTCATATGATTAAAACCGAGTTGTGTTCGATTTATGTATTGTTACAAAAAAACAATGATATAAGAGCGGGCGGCGAAACGACGAATATTATCTCAATGTATATGTTTTCTAATTCGGACGATACTGTATCAAATGATGTTAGCATTGATAAAAGACATATAACTTATTTGACATCATCGGTTATGTATGGCAGCGTGGGCGATAGTCGTACTTCAGATGCGTCCTCATTTATATATGGCTTCATAAATGCATTAAAACTCGAAACAAAAAACCGGGCAATAGGGTGTGTCGCAATCGATACACTATCGCATAACAAACCGTTAATTGACTTCTTGATGGTAAATACGAAGCCATTAATGGTGGAAAAGAATACTCTTATTTTTCATAATTATATTTGTAATACATTACCACCAGAGAATGTGATGATAATGAATTGATGGTGTTGTGGTTGTGGGGCGAGGATTTATGATTTCTGATTTATGATTTCTGATTTATCTGAATTAAACATAATCTCCCGCACTAAGCGTTCATCGTGTTTTATAAAATATTATTTGATATGTAAAGCGTACCATTTATTATTGTTCCCTAATCTATCCAAATAATAAGCAGATAACCATCCCAATACAGCACCTAAAGTGTCCCCTACACAATTTATAATAGTATCTGATTTTGGCTTTCCCCCTGGCCAAAAGAATATATACCGATTTATAATTTTTAAACCAATTGGAGTATTTTCTAACAATTCAAAAATAGTATGTAAAATAACCCAATTTAATAGAGAAATATTCCAAAAATATACTACTATACCTACTGCAAAATGAAGGTATGTATACTGGTCGAAATATTGGTATCCCATTATAATATTAGATTAGATTAGATTAGATTAGATTAGATGAGATGAGATTAGATTAGATTAGATCAGATTAGATTAGATTGTAATATATATAAAGATAGGGAGCATACGATTGTGCTATCGAACATATTTACCTGAACGAGCAAATGAATCTACGATAAAAATGACGAATATTCCTAAAAATGTATATAAAATCAAATCTTCTAAAATAGAATTTGTTTTATAGTCTTGTTGTTCTTCCAATAAATCTATAATATAATTCAGCTTTTCTATCAGGTCGCCTTTTGATTCCTCCGGCATACCATTCATACTTTGATTTAAATAAGGAACAAACTGTTTGTAATATTGGTTGGCATATGTACTAGATGTGTCGTCATATTCGGTAGGTGATACGGGATACCCGGATGATACGGGAGTATCGATAATATTATTGCTTGATGGGTTATAGGATGGTGATGTAATTGTTTGACCTAGACCTGAACCCGAACCCGGACCCGAACCCGGACCTTTATAGTTAAGTTGCGGTAAAGGAGGGTAGCCATTTTTCGAATCGATGCCTGAACCAGCACTTCCACCCATCCCGACAAAATTCGACAATCTACCATTTGTTTCATCACTGTCATCATTTTCGTTATCGCTAGATTCGTCCATAGACTTTAATAGGGCAGATAATTTCGATTCATTTGGAATTGTGGGTTTTTGCTTTATTGTTTTTCTAAGATTAGTATTCTTTTGTTTTATATTACTGCTATTATTTGCTAAACTATACATATTTTTACCACCATCTGTATAGGAAGATTTAGTATTTTGAATCGTAGATCCGCTTACATCACTGTCATTATATGATGAAGCAAATAGTGCTAAAGGTAGAGTCATTCCTATAAAAAAATGAGATAATATTTTAAAAAAAATACGGAAATTGTATATTTAAAAAGAATATATAACGAACCATTATAACGAACCTATTATTATTATAAACAATTCACCTCCCTGTAAATATTTTTATTATAGGTAAATTAGAATTATATCTATTATTTTTATAATTATTAAAATTTAATTTCCAATCACAATTCGCCGTTAAATGGCCTAATAAAGATGGTGTTTTATTTTTAGATTGTAGTAGACATCCTATAATTCTTTCAAAACCGCATCTATCTATTCTATTCCTAATAACGGGTATTAGTTTTGCGAGACGGAATTCATCATCTATCTGCTTTAAATAGTTGTACGTAATAACCGACATAGAACCAAAACATCCAGACCAATAATTATGGTCTTTTCTATTATAAAAAATATTTAATTTGGGACTGTTCAATGCTCTCAGCATATTTAACTGACTTGGAAACGACTCGCGATCATTTATAAATTCTTTTCCAAAATGTATAAGAATCCTATAATCATTTACCAAGCTATTAAAATTTATATATTTTTTGATAAACATAGAGTCGTGTAAAATAACAACCTTTTCACAAAAATTAGTTCTTAGATAATAGTAATATGGTAAATATTCTCCTCGTTTAGGGAACTCGCTTTCTATAATCATTGTATTGTTTAATAATTCATTTGATGTAAACCGTTTATTGCTATTATCGTCTATAATAAGTATTCTATTATCGGGATATAACCTACGTATACATCTATAACATTCTTTCCAATATTCGTTTGTCATAGAATTAATAATATTTCTTAAAATAATGAAACCCAGTGGGTTAACTTTGTTTACATTATCGGAGGACGGCACGGATGGCACGGATGGCACGGATGGCACGGATGGCACGGACGATGATTGATCGAGTGTGTTTGTAGGTATAAGAACAACTTCATCAGTTGGTTTCCATATGATATTATTTGGTATAGTATTTGTATAGATATCTAGAGATTTATTATTGTACGAATGTAATGTATCCTCGCTTACTTTAAAACGATTATCTTGGATTAGTTCTTGGTTTTTTAATAATGGATATGACGGGATTTTTATTTTTTTAGAATGTTGATATCTTCCAGTATAATTTAATTTAGATAGTAACATTTTTTAATCTATATAAATATTTTTTATTTCTAAATATATATTATTACGATTATATGAATTCAATTATATTTTATTCAATTTTATTATTTATTATAATTTCGATTTTTATGCCATCGATTTACAACTATGCATATCATTTTGTTATAGGAAGAATATTGACTATTATGTTACTTTTATACTTCACAAGCCAAAATGTATTTTTAGGACTTATTTTTATAACAATAGTCATCACATATTCATATCCCTTATATGAGGGGTTTACTATGGGTAAGGTAAATATAGTAACTGATAATACAAAACCAAGCAATATAAATAGCGAGAATGGTGTATATAATTATTTTTCTAATTATTATTGCACTGACCCCAATAAACCAAATAGATGGCAAAATATATTGAATACTGCGAGTAGCAGTAGTGACGAATATACTGTAGCTAATTATCATATGACAAATTATAATAATTTATGTAACGGTAACAACACGTATAATAATAATTATTACACGGCATTAGATCAACAAGAATCACAGTGGAGTGCCGACAGTTGGATTAGTAATTCAGAATTATTATCTGGTAATTATGCTGGTTATGATAATTTATATTATTCGATATTTACTCCAATTGATGCATGCTCGCAGAATAATAATCCGTCTACTTATGCATATAATAATCCACAATGTTTATTCGAGAACTTAAATTCATTTGCGTGTAACAGTAGTAATGTTATTACCCCGGCAACGAATATATCAAATAATTTTAATTTGGATGTAAAAACGCAACAAGACGGACAATTCATTTTAAACACAAATAGTTGGTTTTGTCAACAATAAATATTTTTATTATAGAGGTTATTGTTAGAATATGTTACAAAATAAAATACGGTAAATAAAATATTTTTATATAATATAAATAATTTATTATATACAATGATAGATATATTAAATAATGCGGTGAATTCATTAAATTCAAGTACATTTTTTGCCGGGATTATGATGATATGTTTAAATATAGGTTCGCGTTATATTCAGATTAATTTAGATGAATCAACGGAGTCATATATTAAATATGCATTAACTAAGGAAATTCTTGTTTTTACGATATCGTGGATGGCTACGAGAAATATTTATATGGCTCTTATGTTAACTGCTGTGTTTGTCGTTTTAGCAGATTTTATTTTTAACGAAAAGAGCAAATATTGTCTTTTACCGAAGAAATTCATAAAAACACGGAAAGCTAGTGAATTATTAAATAATAAAACAATAACAGATAAAGAAATAAACGACGCGACCGAGTTATTAGAAAAGGCCAAAACGCAAAAAATGAAAATGAATCAACTCAACTATTTAGATGTTTACAATTCAAATAAATTCTAATTAAGTATGTATAGTTATAAAATTATATATTATTCATTCAAATTAATTAAATGAATAATATATATTATTATTATTATTATTGGTAATATATAATATGGAGGATAAAGAAACTAAGACAAAAGGACAAACAGAATTTAAAAAAGAAACAGATGCTATAAAAAAATATAATGTTGGAACAGTAAAAATGTATATATCGCCAGAAATAATAGAAACAAATAAGACTGGAAATTTTAAAAAACGAAAACTATCAAAAATTTATTACCTAAGAAAATATACCGAAACGCCTAGCGAATTACAACAATCTCAGAAAACGAATATAAATGCATCGCCCACAGCTCCCACACCTCCTGTTGTTGCTCCGCCTGTTGCTGTGGCGCCGCCTATTGGTGCTGCTGCTCCTCCTATTGGTGTGGCGCCGCCTGTTGCTGTGGCTCCGCCTATTGGTGCGGCTCCGCCGGTTGCTGCCGCTGCCCCATTAAACCAAAATTTAGTTCCAAAAGTGGGTGGATTACTTTCTACAAATAGTCTTGATAGCGAAGACACTCCTAGAGTAACTGATCGAGCTGCAGGTATTTTATCGGATAGCCCAGGTATAAATGCCTTCACAAATGAAAACATTGCTAATAAACCAAACTATAACGCCGAACCATTTATATCCTCGTTAATAAAATTTACAAATGCCGGATTCCCTTCAAATACGACAGTAAAAAGCCGCCTTGACACATTTTTTAATATAAAATTATTCAGAGCATATTTAAAAAAATTAGGGGAACCGATTACATTATTTGATAGAAATAATAAAACGAAACTTACATCAGATATTGCATTTTTAGACTCAGGTAGTACAGAATCAAAAAGTGGCGCCGATGAAAAAAAGATAATTGTGGATAAGGATAATAATAAATTACAAATAAAACCACAAAATGACGAAGCATTGATTGGGTCTATATATGCTTTCTTATTTACAAGCCCAAATGAACAGGAGAGAAGACAACAATCGGAGTTATCTAAATCTAAAACATTAAAATCAAGTATGCTTATGGTTAAAGACGGGGATGAATACAGTTTATTAGGTAGTAAGATTGATAATCAAGAAAAACAACTAACCGCCATGGGGCCTTCAATTGTAACAAATCAAATATCTAAGGTAACATCCGACAATAAGATAAATAAAACTATAGAGGAAGCATTTACTAAAAAAACCGGTACTACTTTCCCAGGAACATCATCGGATACAAGAAGAACCTTATTATTTACGCCAAATGATTTGGATACAGCGCCTACTATTGATACGAGAATAGATAAGTTAAAGGCAATAATAAATTCAGGGCAGGTTGATTTGAGTAAAATGAATTCAATTATTCAAAGCTCGAAAAATAGAACATCGTTTGGGTCTGGGGATTTAGTTCTTGTTCCAATCATAGATATATATAATGTTGTGAAGGGTAATGTATCAGAGAGTCAAATAGAAGGTAAAATTTCTATAAGTCCGAGACAGAAAACTATACTTAAACTAACAATGGAACTTCTTCAAAAACAAAATATCTTACCCACATTGATGGGCGAAGAAAGACAGAAGGATACATTTCATACAGATAAAGAACGAGCAATCGGTCTCGCGGAATTATCACCCGAAACTATTAATGAATTAAATTCTACCATAACTCATAATATAAAATTCTTACTCAATATAATTTTTTCGAATAAAACCACGTTTTTGAATAATGCGACAAGTTATTTAGTTGATTATGTAGACTGGAATAATACATTCAAGCAATTAAAGGATATCGCAATTCAAAAAAATATGAAAGTTGGATATTATATTGAAATAGAATTATTCATTGAAAAATTTGAGAAGGGAAAGTTGCCGGGTGATAGAGCAAGCACATTTTTAGGTTCGTGTACTGTAAAAAGAGCCAGAATAAATAGTAGTTGGAAAAAGGATTTCTTAGACCAAAAATGGGGTACACTGGCTAACAAGTTGAGCGACGCATTTAAACCCGGTCCCAACATATCTATTGCCTCTGCTATTTCGGGTATAATTCCAAATTCGATAAAAAAAACATTAATAGGGTCATCGAGAGAACTAATGTCTAATTTAAATGCTGGAGTAAATCAAATTTCGTTTGTTCAATATACATTTTTAGGACAGGATGAGTTAATAAAAGCATTTAAATTAATAGATAATTCATATGCTGGCGTTGCGTGGAAAAACAGCCACGCGTGGGAAAAACGCAAAGAACGATTATTCGAATCTATAGATAGTTGTGATGCCGATGTATATAGTTTTCAAAACGTTCAGTGCTCGATTAATGTGTATAACAATATTTTTAAAAAACTTCCTGCAAACAAACAAGACATACTTAAATCGACAGACTCATTGCAACAGACAATGAGAATAAATATATATAAAAATGATATTCAGGAACAATTATTGACAGACGTAACAGACTCTACAAATCACGTGGCACAAATATATAAAAAATACAAGGATTATTATCATTTTGTTTATTTCTTCGAACAGAAATGTATATTACCTTCACCTGGTTCACCTACAAGAAACTGTACTTTAGAACCAGATACCGAATTCCCTGACACAAGCAATCCGACCGCAGTAGGTAATCTAACAATGATTAAAAAATTAAAATTTGAAATAAAAGAAATGTTTGATATAAGGATGGCTCCAATTTTGTTTGTAAAAGTAGGAGAAAAAATGGAGAAATCAAATGACGACAATTTAAAACCTATTTGGAATACAGACAAATCGTTTGCTTCTATAACATATTGTTCTTTTATAGGGAAAAGTGCACCCATTGTAGCATCACCTACAGGAATATCACCTGGAACTATAGGCGCTGTAAGTAAAACTAAGTTACCTGGTGTAAAAAATTTTGAAGTTAAGGTTGTTGATGATGATGCAGATGAGGATGAGACGGTTCAAGCCGAATTAAAGAAGGCCGATAATGATCGTGACGAAGACGACGACGACGACGACGATGAGAACGACGAAGTCGATGAGGAAAAAGTTGAGGGGAGTAGAGGAGGCAAAGATGCAGGCGAAGATGCCGAAAGGGGTGCCGAAAGGGGTGCCGAAAGGGGTGCCGAAGCAAGTAAAGAGGATGTACTAATGGGTCAAGCCGGCGGGGATAATCAAGAGTGGTATGAAAAAGATGATACCGAAAATAAAGATTATGGAAATCTTTTAGGATTATCGGGGAAACAAATTAATACACAACTGCCTCCAAAAGTGAAAAATTGTGAAAAATATTTTGATGTTAGATATGTTCCAATAGGACAAATTTTTGGAATTATAAATGTAACATTAGATGCTGAAAAAACCGCCATAGCGGCGGCAGCGGCAGCAGCAACAGCGGCGGCAGCGACAGGGAAATCATCTAAAGGTAAAACCGCAAAATCATCTACATCGACGACTACGACAACAGGTGAGGATGATAATACGCCATTATCAAAAGAAGCTATTGAAGTATTTCTTATAGCCGCTCTGATTTATAGATTCCGTCTTAGATATTTACTCGCCGGGTCTACGGATAATATACCTGTTTTTTTAACCGGGAAATTTAATTTCGGCTATGAAAATGATAATATAAATAATTCATTTGCTAAACGATTACTTGAAATAAGAAGTGGTGATTTTGATTCGTATAAAGAAAAAATGACTACCAAATTTAAATCATATGGAGGGATAATAAGTAATTTTATATATGATTGTACTATTTTAGACTACTTATATGGTGGTCGTTTAAGGCTTGGTAGATTTAGTTCAGCCTTGATTCTGCCTAGAAAACCCCTCGAAGGTATTACATTCCCTCTTTCGCGTTCAAGTGATGGCGAAAGCTTTAATGAAAAAAGAGTGAATCAACTTATTTTTAAGACAAGAAGATTAGAATTTTGTCCGGAAGAAATTATACCCGGAATAAACCCAATGGAGCAAAATGATAATTTTCCAGATTTTCCAGATAGTATAAATCCTTCAAATAGTAATGCAATTGGTGGTATTTTCAATATAGCAACACAAGTTGTTAAGCAACATATATCAACTGTTACTACACAACTTGGTCTAAAAAAACAAGTTCAAAATGACGAAGATATAAAACATTTATTAGATGGTATGGACGAGGATAAGGATGATGATGATGCAGACGGCGACGATGCAGACGGTGACGACGCAGATGACAATGATGTCGGCGGCGACGATGCAGACGGCGACTTTTCGACTACTAGATCAACCGATGCTAAACCTGAATTAATCAACCCCGCGGTCACACACGACGTAAATGATACATCATACAGTAAACAAAAATCATTTTTCTTGTCACCATACCCCAATTTTGTAGAAGTTTGTCAATCGGGACAAACAGATTATAAGTATTTAACAACTATACCAATGAATAAATGGAAAGATGGACCGAATCTATTCAATGTTTTTTCAGACCACGCACCAATTAAGTTTTCAATAGACAGTGTACACGACGCAGCTACAGGAAAACATAAATGCAGTAAAGCGCTTGCACCTATGGTAGGGGGAGCAATGGAAGCAATGGAAGGTGGTGGAGAAAATGATATAAATTTATTATCTTGGAATATTGCGAATATATGCTTAAAAATAGAAGATTCACCAGGAAAGTCCGGTTATTACAATCATAAATTTGTATGTGATTCCGCAAAGACTGATTGTGTGGAATCGCCTGAACAATATGGTAGACGTTTATCGAATATAGCTACCGCTATCGCAACTATGATGAAGAGTACTTATAATTATACGCTAATTCAAGAAGGACCTTTTATGTCTACAACACAGTTAACTAATTTCATAGATAATATAAACGCTCATAGAAATATAAAAGTTAATCAATCAAGTATTCAAAGCGGAAAAAAAACATTTTATTCTCAATTTTATCTAGTAACCAGAAAAGATGATAATGATATATATGATAGTGCTGGATTAATTTCTCTCGGTAAATTGGGTTCAAAGTTATTTTCTGGTTTTGCTGAGAATATACTAAAAAATATATCATCGATTATACAACACGTTGATAATTATTTAAAACCGGACATAGAATATGATTTTTCAAAGATTTGGTTTTTTATAAATCAAACAAAAAAGATAATACTTATCCCAGTTCATTTTCCTTTACCTTCGAATGATTCTCCTATAACACTTATGTCACAGAGGCAATCACAAATATATACGTTTATGAATGCTATTGTAACTACAATTAGATTAAGTTCGGATTCAAAAATAACGCAATATAAAAACCACGATATCATATTTTCCGGCGACTTTAATATAAATATGCTTCAAAAATTCCCTTCCAATATTGTGCCTACGTTTTTGAAATGCTCTGGCGTACTCGGTCAAGAAACGATTATATACACAAATAAGGATAATGCTCCATCATCGTTTGGAGGGGATAATAAGGGCGGATATAATCCAACAAATATTGATTTCGCTATTTATTATCCAAAGGTTACATTGAAGGCAACGACGAAGCCGACAAAACCCATAGGAACTCCATCGTCCAAAATTGCGACCAGATTATCAACCGATAAAATAGAAGCTATTTCTGCATCAAAGGTTACTACCGTAACATCGGCAATAGCAAAGGTTAATGAAATACCTTACCGTATAGAACAAGACATATTTAATTCAAACCCTGATCCAAATAAAGTGACTATGTTAAAGAATAACGTATCAATTATTGGCACAGATTATAATAAATTATACTCGGATATTGGCGGTACGGGTATAATGCCTCCAGGTTCTGCATCACTAATTAATATAAGTGGGGCGCCAATTTACGATATTCAATATGATGTAGCAAACACAAGAGCTACAACTTTATCTGCGGTAAGTATAGCATCCTGTGTTAGGTATATGATTCAAGCTTCTCCAGCACAATCAGGGACTGGTGGGCTAATAACACGAGAGACTGTAGCCAATTCAATAATGAATTCTCTCATTTTAGCAGCTCAAAATGGTGCCAAAAATGTAATTATTCCATTTATAGGGGGTGGAGTATTTTTAGACGAGTTACAAAGAAAGATTGGGTCTGGATATTCGTTGGCTGAACACGCAAAAATATTGGTAAAAGGTGTGACAAAATATTTTAATTTTGTGTCTACCCCAGAAGCAGCGCTGCTTAAAATAAATGCCAAATCAATTGAAACCATATTATTTTGCCCATTTAATACTACATTGGTAGATGAGAAAAAGCCACTAGACGATGCCCTCAAAGCAAAGAATGACTTGTTCGTCAATTGTAAAGTAACCACGACAAATGGACATATGAATATAATAAAGGCGACGATTGATCAATGTAAAAAAGGTATGACAAATATTGCTATAGTGAATGCGGCAAATGTAGAGCTGGAATTTGGGTCAGGTATTTCTAGTATGTGCTATGCAGCTATTAACCGAAATCCTTTGAAGCAATACGAGCTACGGGATATTAGAAAACAATTTGTTATTGCTTATAAAAATTATATAGTAGGTACAAAACCTTCACCAGGCACGGGGCCTGCATCGCCTCCTGCATCGTCTGGGAAAATTACAGGGTTATCGCCACCGGCGTCGCATCCCGCATCGCCTGCGAAACCCCTTGGAAAACCTACAGGACCTGGTCTGCCATCGCCTCCTGCATCGCCTGCGAAACTTACAGTGCTACCGATGGCATCCCCTCCTGCATCACCTGCGAAACTCCCTGGGAAAATAACATATGGTCCAAGAGCCACAGTTATCAATTTTTTAAACGCACAGGCCGGTAAAAAGGACTTTCCGGGTAATAGTATGCCTCCATTTAGTTATACAGCCGCACTAAAAGAAATAAATGCTGGTAAAAAAGAAAAACATTGGATTTGGTATATAATACCATCTGATATAAACGAATTTTCTTCAGAAACTTCTGTATTTTATGGCATTGGACCGAATGCTGTTCAAAGGGCGCGTGATGAAAAAGTTAAGGTTTTAACAGCGGAAGAATATTTAAATAATCCGACATTGCGCGAACGTTATATAGAAATATTAACTGTAATTGGTAAAAAAGTATATGATAAATTCGGAAAATATAGTGGACCAAATGATACAAGACCACGAAGTTTTCTTATTAATTTAATGGGGGATAGTAGAACTGATTATGACAAATTGACAAGTTCAGTTAGAAATTTATACTATATAATTGTTCGTATAAGACATGGTTCCGAATATTTAGATAATTTACACAATATACTAGATGGTTTCTATCGTAAAGAAAAAGGGATAACGCTGGATGCGATACCTATGGCGTCCCTGCCACCACCATTTACACCCCTGCCTGCACCAGTAGTTCCCGCAGTTACAACAGGTGGTGCGCGTATAGTTACTTTGGATCAAATTAAAAGTATGATTTTAGCTGGTAGTAAGCCACCATCTAAAAGTATTTTTTTAATAAATGGAGGTAGTTTTAATCCGCCGCATATAGGACATATTAAAACATTTGAGTTAGCATATGAGCAACTTATGCGAATGGACAAGTTTAAAGGCCAGCCGGTATATGGTATAATGGTTGTTTCTACGCGTAATCATATCGTTGGAAAAGGGGTACCCAAAGATGCTATAATTTCATCTAGAGATAGAATACAATTATGCAAACTTGCTGCTGATAGTTATGGATGGGCGCCTTCGACATCGGCTAGTTTTAGTCAAAAAAATATGCTCATATATGATACTGCTGACGATGGTCCGACAAGATCAATAATTCGTGCTATTAATACAGATAATATGTATTATTTGTCTGGGTCAGATTTTTATATAAACACGTACTTGTCATATAAAAGTACGTATAATATAATGTATGTTATGAGAAAAGAGGATATGATAAAGATAAAAAGCATAACACCTAATCCAGAAGTTGAAAAAGACAAACAAATACAAATAGTTCCTCGTGATATTTCAGGTGCGGCATTCGATTTATCGTCATCTACAATCAGAAAACAAATACTCGGATTACGTGATGTTCCTGCTAACCGTACTAAATTACAGCAAGATATTCTTGCCGAGGTTGGGAAGGGAGTTTACTGTAGATTACAAACATTAAAAATAGACGGAACAGCGCAGGTTGGTTATATGGTACCGAGTAATTTTTATGGAAATTTATGCGGTACAGTAGCAAGCCTTCCAGCTATTACTGCGCTACCTATAGTTGCACACGCACCAGGAGTTAGACGTCCCATAATAGCACCATCGTCTCAAACATATTTATCTGTACCTTTAGAGAATGAACAAGGAAATTTTTGTTACTTTAATGCGGCACTTCAGTTATTATTTTCAATTGAATCTATAAGGACTGTTGTAGGAAACAATATTTCTCAAGAAGAACTTAATGATACTATAAAAAATTATAATAAGAATCCTGAGAATACAGGGGACAACTGTGATAGACATTGTGTAGAAAGACTTATAAATTCATATAATATATTACGCAATATGTATAAACAAATAGTAGGCAGAGATTATACAGCAAAAAATTATGGTAATTTTAAAACGAGTATAGTTAGGTCTATTCAGGGCTTTGATTTGGGGCAACAAGATTCCCAAGAAGTTTTAAATATTATACTTGAAGCTTTAAAAAAAATACCTATTATTCAAGAAAGCATATACTTTAATTCATATTTAGTTGTATTATGTAAAGGATTAGGTGTACGCATGAACTATGGCGATTATGATAAGAGTACTAAGGATGCGATTAAAAATTATAAAATCGGGAATACAAATGATATATTATATATAGCTGAAAATTCATCGCCAGCTTTGAGACGTGATTCAATATTAAAGTTAGGGGTACGATTGGGGTATACAAATATAAATGATTGTATCGCTGGATATTTTTCTGAAGAACGTTTTGGTGGAGGAGCTCGTGATGTTAGCCCCCCAGAGGCATCACTGGGAGTATGTAGTAAGGCAGAGAACATAAGACAAAAGCAACAAATATTTATTAATGAATCTCAAACTTATTTAATTATTCAGTTAAAAAGAATGTCAAATAATGGTAGAATTACAGAATATATAAAACAAAATATCAATATTACGGGTAATAATGAAGAAATAACTATAACCCAAAATGGTGTACAAATAAGATTTAAATTAAGGGGGGTTATATGTAAATCGGGAGAAGCTGGAGGCGGACATTATATATATGTATCTATGGAAAATGGTAGAAGAATAATTTATAATGACTCACGACCGATCGTTGAAGGGAACGATAGAACGGAATTTGATGGCGCAATTGGTATTACAGATATAATGAATACTAGAGGATATTTATTGTTATATAAAAGAGTTGATGCGACGGCAGGAGCCGGAGCCGGGGTAAGAATGGGAGTAAGAGGGGGACCACATGCTGGCGGTAATATAACAAAAAAATATAAAAATTCACTTACATTTGATGTAAACAAGAAAACGAGAAAGACTGCAAACAAAGTGGTGCGAGAGAACAACAGCCCCAGAAGTCCAAAAAGTCCAAAAAGTCCAAAAAGTCCCAAAAATAAAACCCAGCACTTTAAAATAGTTAGAAATGGTAATAATAATACAAGAAAGAAGGCGAAATAATAATTCACGCTTGCTAAATCTGGTAATATTTTATCATATATTCGTATATTTAATATTTGATAATCAATATTAAATACACGTCTGTATAAAAGCATTACATATAATCGTCTGCGTCATCTCCAAATATTTCTTTAAACGCAATCATCATTTGCTCAAGATATGACAATTTTTTACATAATGAATTACAAACATTTTCGGAAATAGCAATTGCTAGTTCAACGCGGCAGAAAAATTTGGAAAATTTCATATTTTCTTTCTTCAATATTTTATTAATTTCGTATATTTCTTCACCTCCGAAAAATTTATTATCTACGCTTAATACTCTACTACACAAAGCGTCTATTTCAGCTACGACGACTTCTTTTTGCTCATCGTTGATCGGTGGTTTTTCAATACAAATCTTATCCGATAAATTTTCAACAATAAACTGTGCCAAGTCGCGATAATTTTTACTTACAAGAACTTTAAAAAATATAAAAAACACATTCTGTTCCTCGCGAGTCATTGTACCTATAATTCCATAATCGATTACACCGATTTTAAGTTTCGGAGTAGGTTTGGTATCAGATGCGCTAGAATCATCATATACACCATCATCCTTTATAAAAATGACATTTCCAGAATGTAAATCGGCGTGATAAATAGCGTCATAAAAAACACACTTCAAGTTAAAACGTGACAAAATTCGCGAATATTCATCTTTATCATCGCCGTCTATATGTTCGATACGCTTACCTTCGATATAATCCATAACAATCACTTCGGGATTACTATCCGTAAAATAAGAGTACACTTTTGGTATACAAATATTTTCAACATCTTTAAATTTTTCATAAAACATCTCGATATTTTTTACCTCATTTGAAAATATCAGTTGGTTCAACATAATCTGGTAATTCTCTTCGAATAAATCGGTAATGTTCAAGTCGCTCAAATAGGGCATATGTTTTGTAATATTAATTAAAATCTGTAACTCTTCCATAGATTTTCTGAATTTAGTTTCAATATTTTTGCGACGGTACTTGATAATAATGCGTTTTCCATTTAATCGTCCATTATATATAAGCGCAATATTCCCTGACTTAATTGGTTGTTCGCTATCTATTAAAAGTTCATCACCATTTGTTCTAGCAATATTTATCAAATTGTATAAACCATTATAATCTATCTCTGTTATATCGTATGTTACACTATCCGTATACTGTATAAAATAATTAAAAAGGTCTTTATCCATAACGTTATTATTATTGGCAAATGCTTGGAAGATTTTTATAAAAAATATATTTTTCTCTGCCAATTTTGTAGTGATATTTTTTATCATATAGTTATAATTTTCTGGTGTTTTTTTTGAACACTTATAGATTAGAAAATATTTCAGATATATGCCGACACAGCTTGATATAAACCACGATTTTGACAGACCTTTACATATGGATGGTTTTAATCGATTAATAGCATTTGAAACTTTATATAAAATGTTCTTGTACTTATTTGAAACAGGCATAGAATTTTTATAATTTATGTCGTTGTTGCTCTCATCATTGTTATTATTGTCGTTGTTGCTGTCATCATTGTCACTATTATCAATAATATTTGTTAGTTCTTTTTCACTATTATTAGCATTGGTCTTGATATTAGTTGATACTCTTTTATACATCGTGATTATTTTGGGTAATACAATAGTAATATATAAAGGCAAAATCTTTATATATTTTATATTTTATATTTTATATTAGTGTATTGCGTATATATTAGTGTATTGCGTATATATTAGTGTATTGCGTATATAGTAATATAAATTATAACTTGATTGCTTCAATAAATTGTTTCAAATGTAAAAACATTTTCTTCATAATAAGCCCCAAGACATTTTCCATATAAATAGGTAGACTATGCGCTAATTCTAATTTGAATACATAATTTATATTTATCTTATGATTAGACTCAAAATTTACAACCATTGTCGAAATCCTTGTTGTTACCTTTTCATATGATACCAATTCTTTCGGGTATGGGTATTCTATATCACAACAAGTATATGTTTTCTTAGCATTTTCAATATGTTCTGTTGCTCTAATATACATATATTTGGATTTAATACCTAAATCTTTCCCAAATGGTTTAAAAAGAAATAATACATCAACTTCACTATCTGATATCCTGTTTTTTATTTCTATTTTTTCAAAATTATCTTGGTTCAATTCATATAGAAGATTGTACATGTTTAAATTTATTATATTATACAAATTATAATTGGTATTATTCAAATAAAGCTGTAAAGAATATATTTCACTTTTTTTATCGCGTTTCAAGTGAGCATTTTCTTTTAAACATACATTTTTAAAATCACAAATAAAATTTTCACTTTTCCCATTTTTATTATCTGATAAATAACTATTCGTTGACATTGCTAAAATATGTAAATAATATTATAAATAAATAATAACTCATTAAATACTTATAAATGATAATATTATTTGATAATATTATTTGATAATATTATTTAATAATATTATTATATAATATCGTATTATATAATATCGTATTATATAAAAGTTTATGTCTAACAAAGCGAAGACACTAAAAATAAAAAAACACATAAAGCAGCCGAAGCAGCCGAAACAGACGAAACAGACGAAACAGACGAAAAAATTCCCCACCAGAATTCGTTTATATTCTACACCTCGTATCGCGCAAAAAATGGCGTATAAATATTTAGGAAAGACCGCAAAATTATATCCAGCAAATAATCCCGAAAAAAAATACAAAATTTTCGACCCTAAAAATAATAAATGGATAAATTTCGGACAAATGGGGTACGAAGATTATACTAAACATCGCGACAAAAATCGTCGTAAAAATTATCTTACGCGTACTAAATTTATGCGCGGTGACTGGAAAAATAACAAATATTCTGCTAATAATTTAAGTAGAAATATTTTATGGTAATCGCCATAAATTGTCAACTAGGAATATTGCCGATGTACGACTATATATCAAATATTTTATCTAGATTCGTAATAAGATTTACCTTTTCTAGTACAGCTTCTCGGTTTATTTTATATTCATTAATATAATATTGAGGGTTTCGTAACACACGATGTATTAATACTATATCAGTATTAATATTACCTGTAAGACGTATTGCGTGTTTTGGAAAATATTCATTGATCTTTTTACACCCCCAATATATGGGAATCGTATTATAAATAAGGGGATTGATTAATTTTTCTGTAAAATAGTGTTCGTGGCTTGTATTTTCGATTGCAATTGTAAAAGCGTATTCTTTGCACAATTCGCTCATTGAATTAAAATTACCCTTTATATATTTACTATTTTCGCCGCCGCCAACACCACCACCTCCACTACTTCCGTTCATACCCGTACCCATACCAACCGTCTTCTTTCTCTTGTATTCGTCTGCTCCATTTCCCCAAATATCGATCGGCCAATTATATTTCAAAATATGTGATACAAGAGCGTGTCTATAAATATGTCCTATCGTATTCTTCTTATACGATACCATAATTGACATTATTTTCGGTTTTTGATGGGAAGGAATCAAACTATGTATAGGTGGCGGTATATCGTGAAATAAAAATCCGTGATGTCCTATGAACGTTGTCGATGGTAAGTTTCCTACACTCCCAATAAAATATTTACCAATATGCTCAATCGCGTATGGTATAAAATTATTATGGTTTAATCGTAAAAATGAATTATCAGGTGGTTCCTGAGCAAACCCCACAACGTTTTGTTTTTCCACTTGTAAATTCGGCGGTACAGGACAATTCAACAAAATAGCGTGTGTATATGTTTCTGTAGTAGTGAAATATAGTTTCTCGTGTTTACCGTAATATTCAATCGGTTTATAGAGTGCAATTTTTTCATACCCCTGTTTACAATACGCGGAAACACAATAGTCGCTAAAAAATTTGATTCTGATATATTTTCGCTTTACATTTTCCACCATTGTCTTAAATTCATCTCTGGTGTAACAGTCATTATATTTTTCCAATAATAGCGGCGATTTATGTTTCACTGTTATATCTGATATATTATATAAAACGCCTTGTTGAATAGCGAGCTGTAACCATAAAGCATTTAATTCATATCCTTCGCTTGTACTTACGTCACATAGCGCAAAATATTTTAATATCCCGCGTTTAAAAATAACCGTAGAATTAATAAAAGGGTTTATCTTAAATAAATTATAATTATATAATCCATCAAGGGGTATATTAGAGACTTCATTATTATATGCGCTTTTACTACCAAGAACCTCTATTCTTTTTAATTCGGAGAGTTTGGTCACCTGTATTTCTAACTTATTAGGTGCCCATATATCCATCGTGTCCAATAAAGCTATATAATCGTAAATACATTTTTCATCGACTACTTTTTCAAGGGCTTCTGTATATGTATTGACTTCGGGATAATTTATAATTCTAATTTTGTATTCATCTTTTTCCACACCTGTATCCGACTCGAACGCGGAATTATATTTTGTTTCGTATTTTTTAAGTTCATATAATAGTTTATTTGTGTTACCTGAGCCATATAATGCTATTCTTAACTCCCATTTTTTATATGTTTGCTGTACAACCGAATTGATAGATTCTTCTATGTGTATATCATTATCGCCATTTTTTGTCCACTCTGTTACGTTAATTAATGCCACAATCGAAATCATTGCGTGGGGTATCGTAGGGTATTATATGGTAATTATTATTAATATATGTGTGCTGTATATTAATAATAACATTTATATTTATTATCTTTGTCGTTATTAAATTATTAAATATCTAAGCTAATTGTATTTTTCTCGGATTTAGGTTTGCGTTTTGTTCTGCTTGGCATATTATCATTTTGAAGATCTTTCAATTCGGAAATACTAATAGTACTACCTTTATCTTCTGTCACATTGTTAGTCGCGGATGTAGAAGCGTTGCCATTATTTGAAGTAACGTTTACAGTTTTAGTTTTTAATCCTGAAAGAATATTGCTAATATCGGACGGACCTCTCATTTCAGGGCGCGGGTTTTGAGGAAGCGGGGGAGGAGGAGCGCGTGAAGGTGTTTTATTCTGAAATGGGTTAATAAAATTATCGGAAAGATTTACACCGTCGTTCATATTGCCTCTACCAAAATTAAGATCGGGGCGGTTTGAAATGTCGCCTTCTCGTCTAGGTGGTGGGATAGAATTGGGACCTTTTGTTGCAACAGGTGCAGGAGGAGGTCGCTGATTGTTAAAATTGCTAGACATTGGAGGAGCGCCGCCACCGCCACCGCCACCGCCACCGCCACCGCCACCGCCCATCATATCCCCCATAAAGTTACCGAAATTTGGTGCTGATTGCGACATTGTATTTACAGCCGCTTGGGTAAACTGTTTCATAAGTTCGGGATTTTGTCTCATAATATCGTCCATACCAGGCATAGCAGATTTAAACATTGTATTTGTCATATGAAGCATAATTGCGCTTCCACCGAGCTGAAAAAGCAGCTTCAACTCTGGTGCCATCTTTGCCTTGGATTTATATTTCTCGTGTAATTCGGCAAAAATTTCATCATAGTCGTCGACATTTTCATTAATCTGTTCGGACCATCCATCCAGTTTCATGTCGAATGGGTCAAATTTATTATTTAAAAATTCGATCCCAGTGATTGCCGTCATAAGCAACTTTTGCTGAAATTTAATACTATTTTTTTTCTCTCTTTCTTCTACGTGTGTTTCATATTCTCCTTTCATTTCCAATAAAGAAGACTCCATTGTATATTTTTTAGTAAGGCGTACGCCCTTTGTTTCGAGCTCTTCTAATCTCTGCAGCATTTTGAATTTCTCGCGAAGAAGCTCCTCCTTTGTCATTTGTGGTGTATTATCGATAGGAGCATCAGGGTTCATAGGAACATTGCTAAACTTTCCAAATCCATCCCACGTTTTTTTATCAGTATCGGTATTTGCAGTAGAAGCACCGATTCCTATACCACCTGTATTTGACCCGCTAATATTTCCATATTTAGTTTCTGAAAATCCACCATCACTGGCATCATCTCCGCCGCCATAATTGTTGAGTTTTATTGAACTACTGCTAAAAAGGTCGGACTTAAAATTAGATGACATTTTATTAGAACCGATTGAGTCGGTTAAATCGTTAAGTTCATTTTCAATATCATTTAAATCTTCTAAATCAATATTCATATCGCCGCCACCTTTACCACCACTTCCACCATTCTTTAATTTATCATTCATTAACAACTCTAAACCGCCTCCAAAATTTACCGATTTTCTATTACTGCTACCACCGCCACCGCGTCCGCCACCCATAAAATTAGTATCAAGTTCTGATAAATCTCCGATATCAATGATCTCTGCCATAGTTGTATTATTAATAAATTAGAACTTTAATTTTAAGTTTGTGCGCATTATAATATATAATATTCCATTGTTCTATTATTATAAAATTACAATTATACTATAATAATATGTACACTTGTAAATAAACACTTCTATTGTTATTTATAACTGAGCCTCTGCCTCCGCCTGATCGCCACCCTCCTGTTTAATCGTTATCATATTTTTTAAAGTAAGATAATATACCCCTTGTAAAAAACAATCAGCCAAATCATCTTTCTTCTTATTTTTATCTAAATATCCCTTATGCTCCTTTAATTGTGGCAATGTTTCTAAAAGTTCTTTCGTTACTTCGACGCTTTCAAGTTTTCTCTCCGTATATGTAGTCTTTTTCTTTGTCATAAACATTTTTAATTTATTTGCCGCTGAAATAAACTCTATACACGGTGTATGTTTCATTATAAAGTATTGAGCTATCATACCCTGAAGAGTCTTCATTCTGCTGGCTATCGTGCTTATCTGGTTCTCAATAATTACAATATCTATTTTATATTTATTATCGTGAGCGGGTATATGAGCCAGCCCTCCCAGAGCAACTGCGTCTTCATTATAAGGAATAACAATTTTATCTAATTCTATCATCATATTTTTTCCAAGTGTTACTAAATCCATATCGGTTGCGCGGACGTTTTCTATATTGTCCAAATAGTTATTATCCAATTCGCAGTGTATCATATCTATCATCTTATCTTTTGAATTTTTTTGGCGAGGTTGCTGCCCTGGTATACAACCCCCTTTTATTTGATATTTGTCGATAATAGCTTGTATATCTACTAGTTTACCTTTTCGTATCTTTTTAATATCTAATTCACTAGGTGGTATTTTCAAGTTTGATTTCTTCGCGTGTTTTTTACAATAGTATTCAATATTTATGATTTCGTTTTCGTCCTCGTCTTCAATGTCTACGACTACATCTACGTTTACTTCAGCGACTTTTGTCGCCTTACAATATTTTGCATCATTTATGCAAGATTGTGCGCCACCTAAATCTCCATTGTTACATTTTCTAACTACAGGTGTACAGAGATTAATAACATCCCATTTTAGTACTTTATAATCGTCGCAATTTTCTCCTACTTGGAATAAGCAATATGCCAGATTCTTCATACCCACATCGAAGCTTAATATGCGCGGCATTATATATAAGTATCGATACTAATATTGATACTAATATTGATACTAATATTGATAATAATAGTAGTATCACTCTGACCCTTTATATTTGTTTATCTGTTTATTCTTTTTTTATATATGTCGATTTGGGGACACGCCTAGTTCCGTGCGAGTGTTTACGCCTAGCATTTAATGCCATTTTATATGCTTTGCTTGTATTGTGATTACAGCCTTTATCTAATATATGAAAGTCAACAGCAGCTGCTTTACCACCCGTGACAGAACTAGCAAGACGTGCTCTACCCCAAGATTGCGCACTCTGATTGGGTCTACTTCCCGACGAATAATATGCACCTTCCCCTTTCTTTTCTATTGCTTTTAAGGCGGCAATACTACATCCTGTTTTTTTTGCTAATTCTTTGGAGGCAAGTATATTTTCTATATTATATACACGTCTAGTGTGTAAAATATGCTTCGAGACTTTATGGGGATACGAAGCAACGCGTTTTCGGGTATAATATTTTTTTTGTGTATATAATTTTCTCGATTTGTCGAGCTGTTTTTTCTCGTATATAGTATCGCGGCGAGATAATTTATTTGGTAAATATTTTAATGCGTAATATTTCTTTAACTTCATTTTCTTTATATTTTCTTTATATTTTAATAGTCTTACAGGTATATTGTATATATTATATTGTATATATTATATTGTATATATAATATAGTATAGTATATATTATTTAATGATTGAAAAAATATCTGTAAAATTCGTATTTATAATTATTATATTAATAGGTATAGTATTAATATCCGAGTCATTTATAAATAAATATGTATATAATCGAGGTAAACCTATTAATAAAGTAGTAATACCTGATATTATTCAAGAAAATATACCGAAAATACCA